GTCATTATGCATTCCAATATGTTTTTTACCACCACCAATTACTGGATATATTCCATCAATTAATTTATCTTTTGTTATACTTTTACCATTTTTAAAATCACATACTTCACCTAATTCATCCCATTCAATTCCTTCTTCATTTTTAATTTCTTCTTCTTCAATATCATATTCAGTATAATCTAATGAATATTTTTTAGATGCTATTTCATTTATATCAACTTCTTTAATGAAATTCTTTTCTTCTGTATCTAGATTAAAATTATAAAATTTAACTTTATTAGTTGAATGAGAATTACAAAATTTTAAATTTCTTTTTATTCCTGTTATTTCAACTACATCTTTTCTTTCTTTCTTTTTAGTAAAGAATAAAATACAAGTTTTTGTTGTCGTTGATGTAAAAGTTCCAGCAGGACATAATATAACTTCATGTAAGTCACAGCTTTTCATTAAATATTCTCTTACTTTATTATATCCAGATGATGAGCCATACATTTTTTGTCCATCTAACATTACAGATGCACATCGTCCATTTATATTTAAACAATGTATCATCATTTGTAAGAATAAAACTTCTGAATTTTTACCACCTGTTTTTATAGGTATATAATCATTTAATATTTCTAAACTACCTATAGATGTTAATAATTCATCATATTTTATTGTTACTGAAAATGGAGGATTTGCTACAATAATATCAACTTTTATATTATGAAATTTTCTAATACTATCTGCACATATAACATTTGGTAATATTTCACCAGTATTAATTAACATATTTGATAAACACAAATTATAGATTTTTCCTTTTATTTCAATACCATAAATATTTGTAATTAATTGTTTTCTTAATTCTTCGGCTGTTATTTTATTTGATTTTTCAAATTGTTTAAAATGTTTAATAATATTGTTTAATATACCACCAGTTCCAGAAGCGGGATCTAATATACTTTCAATTTCACCATTGTCTTTTAATTCTGGTTTAACTAAATTTATTAACAATTTTTTAACCTTTGGAGGTGTAAAAAATTGTCCTAATTCACTTTTTTTATTTCCACCAGCACCAAATACAGCATCAACAAATATATTTTCATATGCTTCACCTAATATATCATAATCATAATTATTGAAATCAACAGAACCTAACGATATAACAATTTTTTTTATGGTAGATGATTCTTTAATAAATGATTTTTTACCATCTTCAAATACATCTTTAAATTTAGGATGTTTCGACAATACTTCTTTCCATAAAAACTCATCAAATATTTTTTTTATATTACATTCCTTTTCTGGAATTTTAACATACTCAGTTAATTTACTAAATTTTACATATTCCAAATATTCAGTAAATTTTTCATTTCCATATTTTTTAACACCATCTGTATATAAGTCTAAGTTGTATATATCAATAGAACCATTTTCTATATGATTTTCTATTTGTTTAAGAATTAAGAAATGGGATAGTTCGTTTAATGCTTCATCTCCTATTAAATGTGCTGCGTCATTACGCAATATATCTAAACAAGTTTTAAATAAACTATGTAATTCTTGTATTTTACCATTCATATTTGATTGCACCTCTTTATTTTCTATTATTTGATTAACTGATATACATTTGTTCTTTTTAGTAAGATGTCTTTGTAAATCAATTCGTTGTTTAAACTGATTCTCGCAACGCTCACAGATGTAATCCATTATATGGTATATATAGATAATACCTTTAACTATAAATGACTTTATAATCAATTTTTTATAATTGATTATTAAAAAACAAATGAATGTAGAATAGTATAAATTCAAGTTTTTTAATATTGTTTTAAAATTCTACCAATTCTTCATTTTTATTATAATTAATTATTTCGGTTAAATCATCAATATCATAATATTCATTCCATAAATCATAAGGAGGAAACCTATCATCTAACCTTTTTAAATATTTAGTTATATTTGTAAATTCAAAATCAATATTTTTTTTAGTTGATAAATATTCACTTACTTTATTTTTACAAGTTTTCAAATCATAATATACTCGTTTTATACTTAAATATTCTATCCAATTTGTAAATTGTCCCTTGAATATTATTTCAGGTTCATTAGATAATCTATTATCTCTTTCACATAATTCATAATAACTTTCTTTACTTTTTATATTTTTATCAGCAATTATTTTTCTTGCCTTTTCATAACTTATTCCAAAGTTTGCTCGTTTAATTGTTTTTAATCTTAATTTTGCTGTTAATTCATCATCATATACTCCAAACTCGTCGATTGTTTCTTTTTTAAGTAACTTTGATTTTTGTTTTTCAATGTCAATTCTAAACACTTTAATTTTTTGAGTAATAGTTTCATCTTCTAATCCCATTTGATAAATAATTTCTCTTACTTTTTTCAAATCAGGATTTTCATTATTTTCTAACCAGTTATCTCTATTTAAAATTGGTAATATAATTTTAGTTTTTTTATTTATATCTTCTTTGTTTTTTCTACTTGCTCTTAATGCAGATTGAACTATACGAATATTTGATGTCATATTTTCAGCAAATACAACTCCATCCAACAATGGAAAATCCCATCCTTCACCCAAGCAATAGACACAGGTTATTATTCCAAACTTTGCTTTTTCAAAATTATTAATTATTTCTCTTTGATCTTTTAATTTCATTTCACTATGATAATTTGAATAATATAAATCAGATATATCAAAGTATTTATCATCTAATAGCAGTTTTATATACTGAATTAATTTCAATGAATTATATCTATTATTTGAGTATATTAATAAATGATGTGAATGTCCGTCAAATATACTTTTTAAAGATGTAAATGAACTTAAAAATAACCTCTTATCATTTTCTTCTATAAACCGCTGATCTAATTGTTCTTCATTGGTAATAATAGTTTGAATAACATAATCACAGATAATATTTTCATTAATTGCCCATAGTAAGCATTTTCTGTCAATTATTTCTCCAAAATATTCGACATTATCATTTGAAACTATTATATTATCAGTATCTATACTTTCCAACTGTTTAAGCGTAGCTGTTAATGATAATTGTTTTACAGATGGAATATTTAACATTTGAATATATTTTTTTGCGGTATGTGCTAATAACATATTAGATGAAGTTAAATGCTGAACCTCGTCATTAATTTTCATATCAAATATAAACAATATATGCTGTGTTGCAGTATATACTTTATGTACAGATGAATATGTAGTTATTACAATGCACTTTTTTGAATTATTTTCTAAAAATCTAATTATATTTTCAGTATCAACACCACCTGACACAATTAAATATGGAATATTTTGAAATAGAATACAAATAACCCCTTCCCATTGTTTTAATAATAATTTATTAGGTACTCCAATAAGAATAGTATTTGATTTTAATTCTTGTGTAATCCATAACGAAATTAAAGTTTTTCCTACTCCACATATTAATACAAGCATACCTTTATCATATTGTTGAAAATGTATAACTGACTTTTTAATAATAATAGTTTGATCGCTTCTAGGTATGTAAGAAATAGTTTGTTTATTTGTTCTTTTAGATTTTAGTATATTGATTAATGATTGAATGTTTATTTTTTTTATAGTTTCTTTTACTCTGTTACATCTTAACAAATCACTAATTTCTTGTTTAGATAATTTTCTATATTTAATTTTAAGTATAAGTAAATACGGTTCAATAAGAGTAATAATCTTTTTATTATAAAATTCAGTTCCAGCATTATATTTAACATTTAATTTACGAAATTCATTTTGTAATAATCGTTCAATAATTCCCATTTTTTTAATAGGAACTTCAAATATTACTTCAAAATATCCTCGTTTAATTTCACCAGTAGCATATTGCACATCTCTTTCAGGAATGTTATTTGCTTTACCCATTTTACACGCATCATAAACATCATATGATAAATGGTTCCTAACATAAATATATCCATTATTATAATCAGTTTCAGTAAAATTCATATAAGATATGTAATAATATAAATACTAAATTATAAATCAGTTTTTTAAAAGTGTAAAGATATGCATACTGTTATGTTAAAAAGGTTAAATATTGAGAATTTTATTTAACTAATAATTAAATTTGAATATATTAATAATTACAGAATATTACAATAGAATTAAACTAATTCTAACATATAAGACAATGTTAGATTTTAGTTCTAGTTCTAATGATGAAAATAAAAAGGTAAAACAAATGCTTGGTCAGTTTTATACAACTAATCAGAAGTATATTTTACAAGGAATGAGTATTCCTAACAATGTAATAAATATTATAGAACCATTTGCAGGTAATGGTGATTTAATTTCTTTTATAGAAGACGAACAAAGAAAAAATAAAGTTATTTATAATATTGAATGTTATGATATAGAACCGACAAAGCAGTATATTATAAAACGAGATACAATAACAAATCCTCCAGATTATAATGATAAATATTTAATAACAAATCCTCCTTATCTAGCAAGAAATAAATCTAAGGATAAATCATTGTTTGATAAATATGAAGTAAATGATTTATATAAATGTGTTATTAAAAATATTTTGACAAATGTATGTCTTGGAGGAATACTTATAATTCCATTAAATTTCTGGTCTTCGATTAGAATAGCAGATATAAATTTAAGAAAAGAATTTTTAAAAAAATATGATATCATATTGTTAAACATATTTGAAGAACAAGTTTTTGACGACACATCCTACACAATTTGTTCATTTCAATTTAAAATTAGATCAAATATTGATAATGATACCGATATTGTTAGTAATCTAAACATTGTTATATATCCATCAAAAACAAATATGATAGCAACTTTAAATGATAGTAATAATTTTATGATTGGAGGAGATATATATAATCTAAAATTAAAAAATGTATATAAAGTAACTAGATTAACATCAAAAAACAAAACAAAATCAAATACAAATATCTTAGTTAAGTGCATAGATGATAATAGTAATAATTTAATAGGTTTATCTCTTGTTGAAGATAAAGATATATATATTGATAATACACCTAATTACACAGCGAGATCATATGCCACTCTAATAATAGAACCAAAAATAGAAAAAAATAAACAGGAACAATTAACCTCAAAATTTAATAAATATTTAAAGGGACATAGAACAAAATACAATTCGCTATTTCTAACTAATTATAGGGAAAGTAAAGATATAGCAAGAAAACGAATATCATTTGATTTAGTATATGCTATTACAAAATATATATTAGAAAATTTTGACGATATGTAAGTATATATCCATTTTATGTTTATTTTTTTGTAGTTTATCAGTAATAGCTGCTTGTCAGCCTAAAGATATAAAAAAACTTATACCATCAAAATTTTCACTAGATAATAAGGATAAATTACCACCGCAATTAATTTATAAATTGTAATTTTTAACAAATAATAACTATCTCTGAAGATTTTTTAGATTTATTCATTCCATAACTCCAACTAGTTTCAATTATTTTAAAATCTTTATATAGGTTTTTTATATATTCACAATTATTATAAGTCATTAACCAATTTTTCTTCGTTAATAAACATTTATATAATTTATCGTGTTCAAATTTATCATGTATATCTCCATTAGTTCCATATAATGTAGATGCCTTTTCTAAATAATATGGAGGATCTAAGAACATCAAATTTTTTGTATCTTGATTATTATTAATAAATTCTTCAAAATCAAGATTATAAATATCAAAACTTGTTAAATCTAATTTTGATATTTTATCAACCGAAGATTTTGTAAATCTTTTTTTAGATGCTTCAAGAGAAAATCCACCAGATAATGTAGAACCGTTAAAAGAACATCGATTTATAATAAAATACATAATACTTTGATTTAATTTATTATTTTCCATTATTTTTTCTCTTAAACTAATAAATTCTTTTTTATCTATTAAGTCTATTTTTTTAGTAAGCTCATTACATAAGTTCTCTTTATCTATCTTACAAATACTCCAAAAGTTATAAAGAGGTAGGAATATATCATTAGCTATAATGTTTAACTGGTAATTATTTTGAATATGAAATTCAAATGAACCTCCTCCAAAGAAGGGTGATATAAAATTATCAAATTTACTAATATCAAAATGTTCTTTCAAAATATTATCCAATTTTTTACATGCTCTTGTTTTTCCACCAGGATATCTTAAAGGTGATTTGTTATTAATATTTATATCTTTAACTATTGTTAGTTTCTCATTTACAATTTCTTTAATACTAGTATTATTGCAAGGCGTTTTGCGTCTGTTATGAGAGTCATATTTAGATTTTTGAGAAAATATTTTTCCACATTGTTCGCAACAGTATTTAGACATTTTAGTTATATATTGATACTATAAGTTAATTTTAAATCAATTTTAAAATAAGCATTTTAAATGTTCAAAGAAGTAATATAAAGATTGTCCGATAATATATCAAAAGATATTTATACTATTGTGTAACTAAAATTGAATATATTAATATTTAACAGTATATCAATAAAATATTATTTTGAAATGTCTAGTATTCTAATGAATATTAAACCGTGGGTAGAAATTTTAGATAATAATGTTAGAAAATTAATAATCGAATATTCCATTAATTATAATCTATATAATCTTGTCGTTGAAGATCTTATTATCTTAAACACAATACCTAATATATTATCAGATGATACATTTCAGAAATGTATAGATGAAGGAAATTTAATGCAGGTATTAACTGATTACAATAGTTATATAAATAAAGTATTTTCTATATTTTATCAAATTAAAATTAAATTCAAATCAATGAAGAAATATTTACAAGATAATTTTATACCTATTGATTCCATTAATATATTTAAAAAGAGAAAAATACTTATAAATCTCATTAAAGTATTATCTCGTTGTTGTGAAACAGATGATACTGTACTAGAATTAGATTTAATTATATGTTATTCAGTGGCATCTATATTATCATCTTTAACCCCAGAAAATCAATTAAGTAATGATAAATTAATAAAGCTTATTATATTTAAAATTTTAGCTGAGGAAACTTTTATAATACAATCAATATTAATAGATTCAGATATAAATGAGACATTTAAGATAATTATAACTTTGGCAGAAAAAGCTAAACTGTTTACTGGATCAGAATTTGATACATTTCCTATTTATATATACTATACATCAAACGAAGATTATATTATTAAGTATAATACAGCTAATAGTACTAATGATAATGTTATATCGAATTAATGATAATGTTATATCGAATAGGTAATGTTATATCGAATGAGTAATATTTTTTTTAAGTAAAATTGAATATATTAAACATATTTAATATATCGAAAAACTATGCAATCTCTTAACGATTTTGGCGATGATCATACTGGCATTACTATTAATTATAATGGCGAAGATGATATAAATATTCCTGTTAGAGAAGATTTATATAAATCCGATAAAATAACAAAGAATTTAGAAAAACATATTGAATCCAATCAATTACTATTCTTTATGCCTATAGATATCAATGAGGTTAATATTAAAAAATATTCACTTAAGATATTTGGAATATTGATGAACGGAGCCAAAACAGAGGTTAATATAACAGGAATAGATATTTTCTTTGATGTAGGAATACCCAAGGGTGTTAGCGAATCTATAATAACAAATGATATAAATATTATGTTACATGATTTATCTATACCATATTGGATTACAGATATTTATGCATATTCATTACATGGATTTTCAGAAGAGAAACAATTATTTAAGCGCATTTTCACAACAACTAGTTATCATAGAACTAAACTATTAAATGTAGTTAAACAAATGCAATTAGAAACATTTAGCAATGACAGTAGTCATTACTTTCGTAAAGCTGCTAGAGAAAATAAATTATCTTTAAGCGACTGGGTTTCTTTAGAAAATTATGAATATAAAAGTGGGAATAATCTATGTGAGCACATATTTACTTTAGATAAAAGTAATTATAAATCAGTAACTGATAATTCTATTAGATCACTTCCATTAATTATAAAAGACAGATCATTAATAATGTGTTGGGATATTGAAACATACAGCAGTAGAAAAACTGGAGAAGTACCTAAAGCTGAAAATAAATTAGATATAGTCTTTATGATTTGTTTAACAATTCATTGGATAAATGAAGCTGATGCTTTATATAAAATATGTCTAGTAGATAAAGAAACAACTCCAGATCCAAGATGGACGACGATTGTTTGTAAAAATGAAACTAATATCTTAAAAGCTATGGCAATTTGTTGGAACCATTTTAAACCAGATATATTCAGTGGATATAATGATTCTGGTTATGACTGGCCTTTCGTTGTAGAAAGATCGACACAATTAAATATACTTCCATGGATGTGGTCTAAAATGTCAGCTATTTATTATAGTAATCAAAGTGAAGATAATATTATTAAGTATAATTACAATAATAGAATTAAGCGTGAGATTAAAATAAATGCCGAAAAATGTTTTTACAGTAATAGTTTAAATGTTCCAGGAACCGTTTGTATTGATGTATTACCATGTTTTATGAAGATATATCCTAGAGATGAGTCTAGTAAATATGGTTCTCTAAAATTCTACTTAAAAGATAATAACTTACCTTCAAAGATAGATCTATCTCCTATTATGTTATGGAAATATTATGAAAAAGGAGATCCTATGCAAATGAAAGAAATTGCATATTATTGTATAATTGATACTATAAGTGTTCAACGATTATTGGTTAAAAGAAGTATAATATCTGATTATAGAGAAATTGCAACACTTGCTTATGTATGTTTATCAGATTCTCATTACTATGCGGGAGGAGTAAAAGTTTGCAATTTAGTTGCAGCACATGCTTATCCTGATATTTTAGTAAATATGAAACCTAAATATCATACCAAAACAGATAAGTATCCTGGAGCATATGTATTTCCTCCTGATAAAGGAATGACACCTAATGTAGAAAGATTAAATGAATTAAAAGAAACTAAGGACATAGATGGGTTTTATAAAGATAGACCTGTTTCGTGTTTAGATTTCGCTTCTCTATATCCTAGTCTTATTATGACTTATAATCTTAGTCCTGAAAAAATTATATTAACTCAAACAGATAAAAATAAATGGGAGCAAAAATATAAATTACACGAGATTAATTTTGATATGGGAGAAAAGAATATAAAGGCATGGTCTATATTACATTCTAATGATACGGATAAAATGGGACTATTTCCTACTATATTATTATATTTATTTAATAAACGAAAAGAAATGAAAGCATTACTTAAAACATATACAGATAAGAAAGAAATATATGAACTTATATTTAATCAAAACATTGAAATTGTTAAATCTAATATAATCTCTGATATATCAGAACTTAATGAAGATATAACATTTATACCATTAGGTTCAACTATTGAGGACGAGATATCTACACGGAAACGAAGAAGATATGTTCTTGAAAATCAATTATTAATAGTTAATTCAATTAATGTAAAAACTATTGAGGAAGATTATTCTGATATATGTTTTAAAATTAATTGTATAGATAAGAAACAGAATGCACTTAAAATATATATGAATACCTTTTATGGAGAAACAGGTAATCATCTTAGTCCATTCTTCTTATTACAACTTGCTGGAGGAGTAACCTCTGCAGGACAATATAATATTAAAATGGTTGCAGAATTTGTAAAAAATAAACAGTTTTACATAAAATATGGAGATAGCGTTATGCCATATACTCCTATTACTATAAAAAATAATAATACAGTTATAGTTACATCAATCGATTCACTAAGTGGATTATGGATTCCATATGATGAATTTAAATCTGATGAATCTAATCGTTACGATAAACAACAATTATTATTATCTAACACTTGTATTTGGACCGATATCGGATATTCTCGTATTAAAAGAGTTATTAGGCATAGTACTACAAAGAAAATTTACAGAATAATAACTAATTCAGGAATAATAGATGTCACTGAAGATCACAGTTTATTAGATAACAATAATAACATTATAAAACCATCCGAATGTGAAATCGGAATGAAATTACTTCATAGTAAGCCTAGTATTACTATTAGTGAAATAATTAACGGAGGTATGGATAGTGATATTAAGTATAGAGGAGAATGTGATAACAATGGTTATTTTATAATTAATATGAAAGATCAATGTTCTGCACAATTAAATTGTGTAATAATGCAATCACTCGGATATAACATATCGATAAAAGAAAAATCTGATAATTCTGGTAATTGTATAATTAGTTATACTAAAAATATAAATTTAGATAATTCAAATAATATAAAAGAAATTTATGTCTTGCATGAAGAATATACAGGATTTGTATATGATATTGAAACTGAGCGTGGTAATTTTCACGCAGGAATCGGAAATCTTATACTTAAGAATACTGATTCATTATATCTAACATGTCCAAATTATTACTTTAAAGACTATGACTTAAAATATATTAATGATAAATGTTCAAAAGAAGAATATTTTACAGCAATGGTAAAAACTACATTGCGTGTAGTAGCTCAGCTAGAACAAGAAATTAATGAATTTTTAGAACAAAATAATGGAACTAAGTTTTTAAAGATGGAAAATGAAGGATGTAATTATCCTTGTATATTCTTAGGTAAGAAAAAGTATTTTGGGATTAAACATCTTAATGAAGCAAATTTTAAACCAAAGAAATTACATATTAAAGGAATTGAAGTTGTGAAACAAGGTCAGGCAGGTATTTCAAAAGAAATAGGTAATACAATTATGTTTAGGGCTGTTTCTATAACTAATGAAAAATCATTGTTAGAAATTGTTAAAGAAATTTTATATGATTCTATTAATTCTAATAATTGGAAATTTGAAGATTTTATACAATCTGGCACATGGAAGCCAACAAAGGATAATCAATCTGTTCAACGATTTATGAAAAGAATGGCGGTTCGTCATACAGTTGAATTAAAGGAAAATGAAATATTAAAACAAAATGGTAAAGATATGAAAATTTTAAAATATCAACCATTAGAACCTGGTGAAAGGTTCAGTTATGTATTAGTTAAAAATAATATAATGTTCGATCTTCAAGGAAGAAAAGTGACTGTCAAAATTGGAGATATGATGGAATATGCTCATATTGCTAAAGAAGATAATATAGAAATTGATATAGTACATTATCTCATTCATTATGTTATAGGTATCTGTGCTAGATTTATTAGTTCAGAAAAACAATTTACTCCAGATTCATCTATTACAGACGAGAAAAAAATAGATGAGCAATCTATTAAATTATCTAAGAAATTCTTAGAAGATTATGTAAAAGAATTAAGTGGTATCTGTAAGAAAGATATAATCGAGAAGGGTAAAGAATGTAAATATTTATTTAAAACCGCATTACAATTAAGCGTGCAAAATATTTCAAATCAAAATGTTAAATCTATATTACAAGGTCCTATTATTAAAATATCAGAATCGGAAGATAGCGAGGTTATAGATATATTATTAGATCTAGCAACTAAAACTGCTACTCAGTTGTATAAAAAGAAATCTAATGATTTTAATAAAAATTTATGTACGATGTTTAATATAAATTATAAAACTGGGTCAGATCTAACAGATCCATCCAAAAGTATAAATTTATATAATCATTTAAAAATTAAAAGATATATTCTAAACGATTATACCCTGCGTAAAGAAATAAATTCTATACTATCGGAATTGATTACTATATCATTGTTATATAGAACCAATCTAACATATATAATTGATTGTATTAAAAATAAAACAGATATCAATGTGAATTTTGATTATTTAGAATTAGAATCTATCGGATTTGTTAATTTATGGTATAAAATTATTGGATATAAATTATATTATATAAATATGGAATCATTTGTATCATATATCAATGATCTTAAATTTAAGCGAACTAGATCTATTAAACCTCCAACAAAGATAGAAATAGATCAGTTAATCAAAGATGTAAAATTATAAATTACTTAAGTTATTTTTTTATATACATAGTAATTCAAAATATATTATACCATATGGAAAATAGTAAAGAGGTGGATAATTCTAAGTCTAATATTAAAATAGATAAATTGGAATCTATTAAACAAGACATAGAAAATGATAAAATTAATCCAATTAAAACTAAAACAATTGATAGTACTAGAGAATTAGAATCTTTTATAACATATATGAGTGATTTAACATTCTCTAGATCTAGACCAAGGTAAATTAATTAATAAAGAATATAAAACCATAAGTTATTATTTTTTAGTAATTCAAATTATTAGGCATTTAATAATTATTATATAAAGGATAATAATATATTATATAATACTAAAAAAATATGGAAAATAATAAGAGAGCTGATAACTTTGATAATGCTAAAAGATCTCAGTTTAAAGCAGATCGATTAGAAACCGCTGAACGGGAAATGTATTATGATCAGGTAAATTCAATTAATCCTGGTCATTTTAATACTGAAACTATGGATAGTTGTACTAAAGAATTGGAATCATATCATCAACGATCTAAACCATTTGATCATAATAGTTACCTAACTGATATGATTGTTGATGAACGAATTAGAAAGAATCATATGACTTGGGTCGAAGAAGTTACTCCCTGGGCTGGTACAGCTTCTATTGTAGGAGCAACTGAATTTAATCCTGGTGAGTATTTAAATTTTCAAGGACTACGGCGACCACGAGGTGTTCAGCAAATAGATCCCTGGCAAATTACTGAGATCGATGAGGATAATTTGTCTGGTAATCAACCATTTATGCTTTAAATATATAGTCTAACATTGAATAATCATATTAAGTAAATAGTTATTTTTTTTACTATGTATTTTACTATGTTTTTTACTTAAAAAAATACAAACAGTGTTGCTGAATTAGAAAGTAAAAGGCATATTAATAAAAAGAAAATGAATAAAATAACATTTGGCAACTGTGTGTATTACTTGTTGGATGATGTGTTATCAAAATATCCTACTATATTTCCACAAAACATTCCAAATAGAAAATTAGTTGAAAAATTTAATATATCAACCAATGATTATACATATGCATATATTAAAAAAGATGAATGGATATTATCTAATAATAAATATTCTAAAGCAAAAATATTAATTACAGAATCTTGGTTTAATGATAATTATAATATAAAAATTAATAATATGGGAGAAAATAAATTAATAGAGGTTCCTAATATGATAATAAACGATAAGTTATTTGACATAGAAATAAAAGCTGAAAATATTATATCTATAGATACTTTATTATTCAGAGTTAGAGATATAGCCAATGTATTTGATGTACCTAGGATTAAAGATATAATAATAAATAAAAATACATTATATGAAGAAAATACAGATTATAAAAAAATAGCAATTTCTACAGATAAATCATTATTATATTTAACATATCATGGATTCTTACGATTCTTATTTGTTACCAGAGGATCAAAAATAGCTATAGATGTTCAAAAATGGGTAATAGATATTATATATAAAGTTCAGTTTGGTAATCAGCAAGAAAAATTAAGTTTAATGAAACATATAACATCTGATTATTCATCTATTGTTTCTGACATATTCAGTAACTTTGACTTTTCTTGTGTTTATTTGTTAGGCATAGGAGATTTTAAACAGCATACAAATGTGTATAAATTCGGAAGAACTAATAATTTTAATAGGCGATATAAAGAACATAATAAAACTTATAATACAATATGTAAAGTATGTATATTACAATATATAGATGAAGATTACCTTCCAAAAGTAGAATTGGAAATAAAGAAATATATGGACGACTTAAATGTAATTATTTCATTAGATGATCATAATGAATTAGTATCATTATCTGATAAACAAGTTAAATCTGTTATTAATATGTATAAACAATTATCTAGAACATTTTCTGTAGATACTGATAAATTACAAAAAGAAGTAAATGATTTAAAGCATCAGATAGAAATACTCAGCAGGGATAATATTATTTCACTTAAAAATCACGAAATTGAAATATTAAAAAAGTCTAATCAAATATTGGAATTGAAAAATGAAATAGAGTGTAATAAGAAATAAAAAAAAATTGATTTTAGTTTATTAGTATATTAACAAGTGTTCATTTACAGAATGGCATTATTTAAATTAGCTAAGGATATGATCTTTTATATGGCTGAGTTTTTAAACTCGTCTGAAAAAAGAATTATATCTATTACTTCTAAATCTTTTCAGATGATTCAATATGATTCGACTATTATTGATATTGAGACATATACTCAATCACTACCTCTTTTATTATGGGTCATTGAAAATGGTTATCCTCTACATTATCTTACATGTCTATATGCAGCCCAAAATGGATGCGTCGAAGCAATGATGTGGGCATATTATAATGGATGTCATCTAGATGATTGTGTATTTAGTACAGCTGCTATAAAAGGACATCTAGATGTTATGAAAGAATTGTATGCAAATGGTTGTGAAATCGATGAACATATTATTGCCAGTGCAATTATGAACGGGAATTTAGATATTATTCAATGGCTGTTAGATCAAGATTGTGAGTTAAATGAAAGATTATCAATCGATGTTGTTAGTATAGGTAACATAGAAATTGCAAAGATATTGATGTATAATGGTTGCCCATTTTCTTCATATAGTTATGCGTCGGCTGCAACAGGGGGTCATATAGAAATGTTGGAATGGTTATATTCATCTAATGTTCCATATAATGAATGGGCAATTATAGAAGCTGCAAAGTATGGACAGTTTGAGGCAGTGAAATGGTTATACAATAAAGATTTCCCATGGAGTGAATTTGCCTGCTCAAATGCTGCAAAGCATGGTCATTTGGATATTTTGAAATGGTTGCGCGAAAATGGTTGCCCGTGGGATGGATTTACAAGATTATTTGCTGAAGAACAGGGACATATAGAGATTTTAAATTGGGCTATTGAAAATGGATGTCCAGAATATTAAGTTATTTTTTTGATGTGACAAAAAAGCAAATAATACAACTGTGGAGGCAGCTATACTAATTGCTTTAACAAAAGTTGCCCCTTGTCAATAGTATTTAATAATAAAATTCAATTTTTTTATACCAGATGATAGCATACCAAGTAAGTACCCTCCGTTGGACTAAATGAGCTTTTACTATAAGAATTATCATTACATAAATATACTCCATCTTTTCTTAATACTCTAGACCAATAATGTCCTCCACTTAGTGATCCAGAGTGTTCAATCTGACTTATTAATTTATAAGTTAGTTTTATTCCATTTTTGCCAGGAAATATTAAAGTATTAGGAAAATAATGTATTTTTTTTTCATAATATACATTAAATGAAAATATTAATATTTCAGATAACATAGTTAATTTACTTTGTTTAAAACATCCATTTTGCTTACAATTATCACATTTATAATCTTCTAAAAAACCAATTTGATTTAAAATATTATTTTCTGCTAATGCATTACTATTAAATATATTTATAATAAACGAATGATCACTTACTTCTGGAGTAATATAATTACATTTATTACATTTTACTATATATCTGTATCTAGATGTAAATAAACTATTTAATTCTGAATTATTAATATGATTTAATAATAATGTAAATGCTTCTGATGCACTTTCTTGTCCATTTCCAAAGTTTTTAGTTCTAAATTCATTAAGTATTAAAGTAGATATAATACCATCAATATTATTATGTTTAATCATTTGTATAAATTCATTAAATTTATTTTTTTTATCAAATTCGATATCATAAATAGATGTACAAGATGCTAGCATTTGTAATAAACTATTAAAGTAACATATAGAACCAGTGTTATGTAATCCAAATGAATTTGGTAAAAAAATAGTATTTAACGATCTCATTATAAACTATATATAATATCTAATTAATTTATATTTTGGTATAAATTCTTTGGAATTTACATTAAATCTGATACATTAAATCTATTACGACCCTCCATTGTTTTAGATCTATATACTTCATTAGGATTAAATGGATCATTACCATATTCTGTAACATTTGGATTAACTGAATAGTGAGAATTAACAACAACATTTCGGCTATTTGTAAGCTCCCTATTAAGCTTGAGCCTAGTAAGTCTAAGAACATTAACAATAAAGAATAAATTTCTAATAATAGTTGTATCAAACCTTAGACAACCGATAGCTTGCAGACAAATATACATACTAGGATCAAATGCACAAGTTATAAGTTCCATTTCACCATTACTATTAATAATAGGATATGTTAATGTAGATGGCTCCTCATTAATACCTTTCCATTTATTAATACTTGCAACTGGTCCCGCCTCATCTAATGAATAAACAGATGGATAAATCGACCTCAACAATACTTTATTATATAATTGATCTGCAATAAATTTAGGTCTTCCCATTCCTAAACTATTATCACCACGAATAATTCTAGAAACATATGCTGAATCAGCAATAGGATCGATATGACTTCCTAGGGATAATGTTGAATCTGTCAATTTTGGGTCAATATATGGATGAAATATAAAAGCTAATAATGCATCTTGTGTAGAATTAATATTATCAGCTATTTTAGTCTTATCTTGATAATCTGCCTGTTTCTTTCCATATATTTTAGCACACATTAGTTCAAAGGTGTAATCGTAGTTATATATATTAACTAGTGGAATTTCCCTCATCAATACATTCATATTAATTGGCATAATATTAAGATCTATTAAATTATTAATCCATTCAGTTGTTCTTGTAGTTTCATTAGCATTATCACCCTTTGATATAGATTTAACAATATTCAATATCTCATCTTCTTGGTTAGAATTTTCAATTGAAATAACTATTAGAGTGGGTGTTGTCTCATCTAAAAATCCAAATGATTTTAGGCTATTACTAGGATTATAATGAGTAGCAATATCAACATAATTTACATATGAATTAGTACTTGTAGATAGTTGAACATAAGATTTAAAATTCCTAATATCTAAATTATATCTAATCAGTTGAATATAATTAGATACAAATTTTTCATATTCAGTTACATTAATAACAGATGTCGAAACAGATGTGCTATTATATTTATCAACAATATCTCTCAATCCTGGATATGTATCAGATGATACATTTACATTATCTATAACTGATCTCATTCCATATTGAATTTTATAATTCATATCACCTATCATATTATTAGGTGATAGAATAGTATCTGTTACAAATGAATCATTAGGTATCACTGTACCTTGAGTGCTTGGTAAATTTTTAACCAAAGCCAACATATGAGAAATAGGCATAAGAGGTAATTTACCATATCTTGTTTTATAGGAATTGATAAAATTAAGATATGTATCAAAATATTGCGGACTCGGTCCATCTATTTCTCGAATAACTTCATCAGCCAATGATTTTATTGAATAAGAATGTTCAATAATTGAATTAATTATTCCAGATAATTTACCTTTAGCTACCGTATTGTCTTGTATGTCAGTTTCAATAAATTCTAATGCATCTAATGCACCTTCACCTGTACCATATATAGATCCTCCCATAAATTTTATCTGATCAATAGCTGCCTGTCTCGTAGCAATTCCTGGACCTGCATCAGTTAAATGCTGAGCGCTTCTGGTACAATTAATTTTCGTTTTCTGCATTAATTGTTTTATAAATTCGCATCGATCGGTTAATGTATTAAATAGCTTAGAAGAGTAATATAATAAATTTTTATACTTTTCTTTCATATACAATGGAACATCTGTAAGTGTATTAATTAAATAATCTGGATTCTGTGTCCTAGGATTAATATCACTAATAAGTCTTTGAATAACATATGCCAATGATGCACATATAATCATATTTGGTTTAGGATCACCATATCTAGCATAAATATTACTGTTATGTAAATCTGGGAAAGATCCTCCAAATCCTTTAAAAATAGACATACTAGCAGTTCCGTGTGCAAATGGTGATATTAATCCAGAATATATTTTCATAGTTAAAGAATCTAATCCACTATTTAAGTAAGATGCCAGTAATTGATTGTATGAAAACATAAGAGATTTAGATTCAGTTATAACATTTTCATCCCAAATTAATTCTCTATTAGTGGCAGGGATTGCAGAATTACCAAAATCATTTACAGTAGCCGTTGGATCTCGTCTTTTTTGGGAAATCAGTTTAGAAATAGTTTTACCACTAACATTAGCACTAGCTCTAATATCAGGAAACATAGTATTTATAGGAAATGATCTTCCATTGGGTTGATATGAATTATTATCATAAAATATTTTTTCAGCAAGTAAATTACCATAGAATTCAAAATCTCTAGATTTATCCCTGGTTGTATAATTTTGCACATAAGTATTAGGATCAAAATTATTAATTGCAGCTAATTGATAAAGAGATACATTAGTATTTCTTATTAAATTATTAAATATAATATTAGTCTTCCTACCTATTGAATTTAATGAATTATCATCATATTTATCATCAGATACCATATCGTATCCAGATCCTTTAAATAGTTCATCTACAAATTTCTGCTCAAACCAATAAACAGATCCAGGAGTACTAACTAATTCGTATTGTCTAAGAACGGAATCGCTCAAAAACGGTCTAAATTTATTAATATAAAATTTAATATCAGTGAGAAGTGTTTCAACTACATTTACTAGTTTACTAAAATCTAACTGAATACTTGCCTCTGAGTTTGAAATAAATTTTACACTAACTAATTCTCCATTAGTAATTCCATATATATTTTCAATAAGATCATTCATAATCTTTTGATAATTAACTAAATATCTGGAACATGTTCTAGTAATAATTGCCTCAGGTGAATCACTAATATCTCTATTATTTTTATATTGTTCTGAAAAATCAGATAAGGGTATATTATTAGGTATATTAGCGATGAATAAAGTTGCTATCTGCCCAATATTAACAGAACCAAATCTGGTATCTAAACATAATCGTTCTGATAATGTATCTCCATAATTGATATTAAGATATTTATTATAAGCATTATTAGTATATAATATTGAACCAGGTGTCTGTAAAATATTTAGATTAGTTTTAAATTCATTAATAACAAATAATTCGAGTTTAATTGGATCAAATTTATCTATAAAATTAGAATATTCTTTTATTACAGAATATATAGAACCTAGTGCGTTTAAACCGCACACAACTGTCTCATGAAACATATAAGCCTTTTCATTATCAAGACCAACATCTTTTGTTGATTGAATTAGTTTCATAGCAGTCGTTATTTTATTATCAATGTTAGTACTTTTTCTCAATTCTCTCTCACTTTCTTTAATCAATGTAGAATAAGAAATAGTATTATTTCTTTTAATTAATGTTTTATTAACAAGAACCGATTCTATATTCTTCTTAAATTCTGACAATAATTTAATATTAGTATCTCGATTAATGGTTTTAGTCTCAACCGAATTTTTTAGCCTCTCGGAGTTATTTCTATAGAAATATCTATCACTTGGAGCAACTCCCTGAGTTTCAAATTCATTCTCATCTGGAAGAATTGAATAGTTTGTATTATCAACAGGATCAATATTACCACTAATATTAAAATTAGATGATTTTATTTTTTGCTGCAAACTCCAGTACTTTTTCATTTCTTCAGATTTAATAATACCAATTTTGCTATTAATATCATTAACAAGCTCTTTAATAATTTGTAGGCATGAGAACTTATCTGAAGATAGTTTCTTTTTGTAAAAGTTATAAATATAATTAATTTCTGATATTATCATCTTAGTTTCATAATCTGAATATAAACCAAAGTTAGCAGTATAAATTTTTTGAAATATAAGTCTGATTATACTATTAAATGGTCCCGGAAGTTCTGGTATCATAGTAATTTTACTAATACTAACATCACCTTTCCAGTATAAAATTTGTTTATAGAATTCAATTAACCTTGGAAGTCGAAAATATAATTCTGCTGCGTCTGGAATAACTTCTACTTTAGATATTTTTAAACTACCGCCAGATATATTATTACTCTCTTCACTACCACCAAGGGTTACTCGTACTGGATCATATAAATCAATTGGTCCAGTAAATCTATCAAACATTTCAAAAACACCCAATGTTACAAGAATTTTTCCAGCCATTGCTTTAATAATCATAGAAAAGTATTTATTTTCCATATCAAAATTATTAAATCTATTATCATAAGAATGGCTAAATGACATATAAAATTCTGGAACCATCTGTCTAATCGCTTGACTAGGTTTATATGTTGTACCATCTTTATAATTAACAAAGAACGCACTTTGTTTAAGATAATCAGTTAGATATTTATATATTTGATTTGGAGATAGGAATATTTTTTTACGGATATCCATTCCTCCAAATTCATCACCAATTCGAATAAATGCATTAACAAGATTTTTCAATGCCTGAAATCTATCTATAGCTTCGGAAAGGTATTTTTTAGCAGATATACCTTTATCTGTAGATGAATTATTAGTTGAACATGGTACTCCAATATATGGATCTGATATATATTTAGTTTTGTTACTAATGATATCATCATCATTATCAATAGTTTGTTGAATTGCAGAATAATAACCTACATCTGTATTCATTGTATCTATTATTGATTTATTATCAGAATTAAAATTATGCATAATACCTGTTAAATTTTTATTTTCTATATCACGGGTACAAGATCCCATAGATTCAAATGATTTAACTAAATTATCTCCAGTTTCTTCATTGAACCAATTGGCAATAACCTGAGTTCCATCTAAAATCTTAGCAATATTACTAACTGCATTTGGATTTTTAGAAATATTAACAGTAAATTCTTTAAGATAAATATCAATAGCCTGAATAACTTTATATAAGTTTATTTTCACATCAAAATCTTTTTCTATTATAGATTTAGCTGCAGCTAATCCATTATTTTTTTCCTCCTTCGTTCCTGGTCCCTCCTTTGAAAAATTTACTAATCCTTTTAAATCACTTTCAGCACCACCTGTATAAAAACCTTTTATATTAATTATATTTTTATCAATAGTGTTTTTATCAATATTATTTAACATTTCCATAAATTTAGCACTAAACCCATTCACACTAGTGGGATCATTTAGTTGTGCTTTTTTAATGTCATATAAAGATAATATACTTTGATAATACATTTTATTGATTTCATTATACTCTTTTCTGGTAACATGACCAGATAATAGCGTTTGAAACTGTGGAAAGGACATTCCATCGCCTGGGGTTAATGTTAGATAAATATTTTGTATAAATAATATTAACATAATTTTATTAATCATATCTGGAGATTTAACTGTGGATAATAAATAATCTAGATAATCTCCAGATACACCAAGATCAGAATCAGCAAATTCAATATTCATTTTAAAAAATTCTGCAGGTTCTTTTGTAAAACAGCTTAATGGTTCAATAAGATAAGAATTATTAGTTATAACTAGTTCAGTATAATCATTTTCATTAATATGTTTATCATTAAATCCATTTAATGCATCATCTGGATTAAATGGATTATTAGAATAATTACTATTAGCAGCATCTATATTTTCCTGAGATAGATAATCTATTAATTCTTCCTTATGTTTATATAATTTAGAAATTTCATTAGCAACAGAATCTCCCAATATTTCAATATATTTAGCTCCACCATAATCCTCAGTATTGGATGATACTTCTTGTAAGCTAGAATACACACTAGCGATATAATAAAAGTATTCAAATTCGGATAAGGCTTTTGTAAGAGTATTTTGACTAAGAGCTATTTGTGGTTTAATATCTTCAATATTTAATGAATATCCTTTAACTGAGAAATCTCCAATAGTTACACCTCCAGTAGTTTCTGTATTAGATTCTTTTCCACCAGATGAACCATAACTAGATCTAGTTGAACACGATGATCCTCCAGTTGTATTAGGTCCTGATCCACTAATACTAGCATCATTATACATTATATCTAATCCAGACATCCCACCTGTAACTTCTTCAGGATCACATACTGTATTAACATTGATACTGCCAATCATATTAGGACCTGAACCGCTAATACTAGAATTGTCATTACCATAGTCATTACCATAGGCATTGCCATTGCCATACATTGCATCTAATCCCGATCCACCTGTAACTCCGGGCTCACATGCTGTACTAGGACCAGAACCACTAATACTAGAACTATCATAGTCATTAGTATACATTACATCTAATCCAGATCCTCCTGTAACTCCAGGCTCACATAATGAATTAGGACCAGATCCACTAATACTAGCATTACCATAGTCATTACCATAGCCATTACCATAGCCATTGCCATAGCCATTTCCATACATTGCATCTAATCCAGACCCCCCTGTAACTCCTTCAGGATCACATACTGTATTAACATTGATACTGCCAATCATATTAGGACCTGAACCACTTTTATTAGATTGCTTTAATGGAATGATAGTAATTGTAGCAGGAAGTGATGAAATTATTGTTGATGAATTATTTACATCAGATTTTAATTCAGGAAGTTCCTTATCTAATAACCCACTGCCCAATACAATATTTCCACATTCACATGAGCCTATCTTAGTTCCAATTGCATCAGTATATATACTTATAGTATCTAACATATCAACAATAACATTTTCAAATTCTTTAAAGATTGGTGAAAATTTCCTATACATACTATGTTCAAGAACATGTTTGATGGAATTAATTATATTTTTAAGAGTATTAATAAATCTTTCCTTCAGTTCCCTTCCATTTGCATCACTTAAATAACCAATAAGAGTTAATTCAATGTTCTGATTTCTAAAATCCTTTAAAGCTAAAACTGCAGTTTTAAAATTCTTAGTATGTTCAGATAATGGTATTTCTTTGCTGAACATTTTACCTATTTTTTCAATTACTTTATATAATTCAGAATAGTGTTCAGACATTCGTTTAAAGAAATCTTTCACCAAAATTTCAGTTTCTTTTTTACCTTTTTCAGCTCGAAGTTCTATTTCAGATTTAATTTCTGTTTCATCTAATCCGTGAAGCAAATCTGACAATTGACCTGAGGAAAAGTCATCATATCTTTTACCTCCTTCTACTGGTTCAGTTCCACCAGTTGTTATTTCAGGGTAATCATCTAAAAATTCGCAGCCGCCAGAAAATTCTCGAAGTGTATTCTTAAGCTCTTTACTATTTTTATTTTTAAAGTAATTTCTTAATACATCACCAGATTTAATCATATTTACTAACTCTTCTGGTTTAGCATTTTTATATTTATGTTTCAATAGTTTATTAAATTTCTGATAATCTTCTGAAGCCAAATATTCATTAATCTTAATTCCCACTTGTTTAAGAGCTTTATCGATTTTATGAGCTATAGATGCCGTTGTTCCGATTGAACTAATTGTATATGCAATGTTATCAGCAAAATCTGATGTACCTGGTTTCAAATTAAGTCGTTTGATAACAGATAGCTGATCAGTTTCTTCTTTCATAGCCAGTTCAATTTCTTTCATAGCAGGGGGTAGTGATATATTAAGAATATTCTTAAGTAATTCTTTTTGTCTCACACTTTCATTTTTAGCTCTTTCATACAGTTCCCTAGTGGCTCGAGTTTCAGATGTTAATCCAGACATACTATTTGATTCATCTATCTTCTTTTCCAAGTTTTGAAATATTTTATCCATAATACCATCAAGAATAATAATATTACGCATTGCATTTTGAATACTAGCATATGTTGCAAGAAATTCAGTATTAACTCCTACACTAAAGCTATGAACCCATTCACCCACTTTTCTACATATTTCAACTGGGTTTAAATTAGTATCAATTAGTTTTTCATATCCTCGTCGAGCTCCAGGAGTAAATTGATCATTCAATACTTCAGCCACGGCTTTACAAATCTTTTCATGACTTTTAGCATCACTTGTAAATGTTTTTCCCCTATTAGGATTAGGGATATTGCGTTTCATATCTTTAATTATTTTTTCGATATCATCATCAGGATTTATTGCAATTCCAACATGTTTCAATGCTCGCGCCAGTCGTTTAATAACATCTTCCTTTAGTTTAGAAGAAATAGAAGATTCATAATCTTTAATATTCCTATACGGAGAACTCTTTCCACCATCGAAGAAATCTTTCATTACAGCATCAGTTGGATTAACTTCATTAATTTGAAGATCATTAATATCTGGTTTTCCTTCTATATCCCATAAAGCTTCTGCTCCGCCAGTTGTTTCAATATTATCTGAATCTGCATAATTATGATATCCTCCACCATAAACTGAATATAAGTTCATAGCATGATCCCAAGCTTCACCATCAGTATTTTCTCCATTACTAAAATCATACATTTCGGATAAACAATTACTACAAGGTACCTCTGCACTCCCATCTATTTTATTATCCGATCTTACATTACACTTAGAAAACTTTGAAATATCATTAGATGGAATATATGTTTTAAAAATAGAAGTATTGGCTGGATTATTAACAATTTTTCTACTAGGAATTTCTATTCGTTTAACTAATTTGCTATTAGTGGGTCCAGAATTTTCTGTAGATTGATTGGCACCCATTATAATTTATTAAATTTATATATATATAAATATGCTTCAATTGATCAATTAATATTATAAGTAAGTTATATTAAATAATATATATAGTATATTAGATATATAATCAATATGCCTTCATCTAAATCATTAAAGTACTATTGTCGAATCCTACAATGGATTGAACACGCAGATAATGAATTCGCAGATGTAATAAAAGATCTATGTATGGAAGGGTCTTTATTTCCATCTAAATTAATTAATGGTATAACTTTTCTAATGCCTAATAAAAGGAGCCCTCTTCGAAATAAAATTGTTAATTTTGCATATTCCGATAAACCTAATGAAGATGCAAATGAAGCAATTAAATTAATTAACTCTCTTATAATTCCTGATATTTATCCAACATTGATAAGTATGAGAAATAGTATTACTAAGAAACAAAGCATTGGTAATAGAAATAAAATCAAATTTGAAGTTGATAAAGATTCAACTGAGTCCAGTTCAATTCTATTTAAAAATGGTTTAAAAATTGCTCCTGCTGAAGATTTTAAACCTCTTAAAAAAGAATTTGGTAATAAATCAAAGGAAAATATTTCTGTTTGGAATATTATTAGTGGGGAGCCGCCTCTTGTAGGTGAAAAGTATGATCCTCCTAAAGTTGTTAAGAAGGTTGGAGGTGATCAAAATTGCGAACTTTCTTATTTAGATAAATTAAGTGAGAGCTATCGTGCTAAATTTGCTGAAAAAATAGAACTGAGTTATATTGATAAAATTATGGGAAAAACTACATATACTAATAATCCGTATTTAGCTGTTGTTTTAAAATTACTTCAATATCTTGATGAAAACCATCATGATCAATTTATTAAAGTCAAACCTATCTTAGATATAGATCCTATTATTACATTCTATATTCTAATCGAACCTTATAAAACAGAAAAGGAATATATTTTATCTGATACTATTCTGACTGAACAAGTAGTTAATAATATATTAGATAGAGCTAAACATTATAGGGATGCTTCTAATGAATATAAGATAATGTTAAGCAAAATTACTACAGAAACCGATGTTCATGTTTTTAATAATCCTGTTGATGTAATTGATCAAATTAATATTGTTAGGAATAGGCTTCTCCATGAATCTGATCCACGAGATATAAACCAGCGAGTATTAGATATTTATCATTCACTAGAAAGCACAAATTGTATTAATGGACTCGGACCGATTTTTCCCAAACAATTGTATTTGCATTATTCTACAAATGAGAAAAAGAGGTTATGGCAGGATGAATGCAGGTATATTATTGGACAATGTATAACTACTATGAAAGCTGAACCAGAAATAGATTCAAAACTTAATGCATTTATTAATTTATGTAATACATTGAAAGAACAACTTCCTGGTAATAAATATGCAGATGAACTAATTATTATGAATGAAAAGACAACTCCATTAGATATCTACTTTTTGAAAGATAAACTTAAACTAATGAGATACTTTATCAGTAGTACTGATTTTATATTCTTCACCAATGGTCTAGAATGTGTTATTCCTAATGCTCCTACTAAACTCTCATTAGAATCTATTTCTCCATTTTATAATAGGAATAATATGGCATATAACAATCTAGAAAATACTCGTATGGTTAATTCTGATGAAATTGATCTAGATGTTGCCAAAGCAGTTAAAAAATATATTAGGAATGGTAAAAAATTGGAGGATATTATTAAAGTTGCAGATACTGACTAATTACTATTATTGACTAATTGGTATTAAAATTGAATAAACTAATATATAATATATATTAGTAAAGAATTACAATGTTAGTCCCAATTGTGTGTTTTTCTTGTGGATTACCACTTTGTGATAAATTTGATATATATCATGAACTTAAAAAACAAAAAATAGAAGAACTAACTAAAAATAATAGTAGTTTAGAAAATATTGATTGTATAGATATACTAATATCATTAGATATAACTAATGATTGTTGCAAAATGCATTTAATTTCCACAGTATTATTTAATGATTATTATTAAAAAAAATTGAAAACTGATTAATTAAATATACATATCATTATAGTATAATAAACATATTATACTCACATTATGACATCTGATTCTGGAAAGCATCGTGGTTTTAAAGCATCTGAATTACTATCTCTCTTTACATCATTAAAAGAAGAAAAGAAAACAAATTGGTGGAAAGATCATGTTTTACTAGAATTTAGTAATGCTAGAGCTCATACCAAGAGTAATATGTGGATATCTGTTAAATGTAGGTTATCAGTAAATGATTTCTACAACAGATTCAATATTATTGTATTGGATGAAATTCATAGCGGTCAAATTATGCCTAATAAATTAGAAGATGTGGCTGAATTAAAAGAGAAATATCCTCATTCAAAAATAGAAATGAGAATGATGAAGCCGTCTATTCAAATCAGAAAATATACAGTTCAAATCAAGACTCAAGAAGATGGAATTACTCCAATTGTAGATGAGAATGGAAATCCTATTCTTCCTGATGAAAAATTTGTAAGTAAATATTATCGAGTAGTTGAATTTATGGATGAGATTTATAAAAGTGAACTAAATGAAAGAATTGATAGATTTGTAACACTGAAGATGAATATAATGCAAAATAAAAATATTAAGGACACAGTAGAATGTGTTACAGAACTTAGAAAAGAAATTAATCATATTATAGATGGAGATACTATTATACAAGAAAATGATGTAAGGTCATTGAAAGATAAATTTCCAGTTAATTTTAATGTATTAACTAAAGGATTTGTAAAAGTTAATAGCAATAAAGTTATATCATTCATTCAAGAATATATATCTGAAAAAGCACAAATTAATAAAGGAAAAAAATTGTGTAATCCTATTACTAGGATTACATTATCGTTTGAAACCAATAGTGGTCCTCATCAACTAAGATTGCTAGATAAGGATAAGCCATACAGATGTGATGGACAAATTGGATTCGATGAAGCTAAAGTAGATAATGTAAAAGTTAATGACGATAATGTTCATAAATTTATTACAACTAGATCTGTTATAGATGGAATTATATGTATGGACTCAATTTGTATTAGTCAAATGGGTATTAGCTTACCTATTCGTGCAACTACTATTATTGTTAGAAAGCCTAACAAAAATGACAACAGTAGTATTAGTATCTGTAATGATATCTATGATTTTAGTTTAGATACTTTAAATGAATATAAAGACATTCCAGAAACTGTTACTGAAAAGAAGCCAACTGCTAATTCTAGCATAGAAATCACAGATTCACTTCTTAATGATTTGCAAAATAGTTAATAAAAAAAATTATTATATAGAATGTTATTAGAATTTAATATATAAATATTTTTTTTGTATATAATAGAACAAATGGTGAAAGAAATTATATTTTCTGATTATCCAGAATTTAGACCTAACTTAACTCCAAGAGAAATATTTAAACTAGGATCATTCGGCGGAACTTATTGGAGACCTATATATTCGAGTATTACTAACAAACATTACAAAGACATTCATCATAAATATCCTAAATCTTGGTTTGATGATATACCAGAAAATAAATTATCAAATGAATATTACAATAAAGATATTAATAAATATAAAGTTAAAGTAGGAACCAGTTTAGAATTTTGGGAAGAAAAAAAATGGATTACTAAATATAATCCATATGGATGGGTTCATTGGTATTGCGATTTTTATAATGGCAATAGGACTGCGGATGATAGCCGACAGATTCATAGATGGCTCAGAACAGCAGGTCCAAACAGTAGGTTTAGAAAATGGTTAATAAGATTAGTAAAGGAAAATAATAAAGAATGGAATGATTATTCTGTTAGTCCTGCTATTCGCCAAACATTACAACATTGGGGGTATCAATTAGTTAAATCTGATGTAGATTAAAGAGTTATCATAAAATTTTGTTTTTTAGACATATTAGTAGTAATAGCTTGTATAGATTTTTCAGATGAGATAATTATCTCATTCATTGATTTAATTGTATTATTAATAACATCTACTTTATCTGACAATGTATTAACTAATTCTAATATATTTTGATTATTACATATAATACTATCTAGTAATACTTCTTGATTACTAGATAGTAATACTTCTTGATTACTAGATAGTAATACATTTTGGTTACTAGATAGTAACACATTTTGGTTACTAGATAGTGCGGTTTCTTGATAGTTAGATATAATAATATTATCTAATAATACTTCTTGATTAGTATTAGCTATCTGTAATTCAGTAGTAATAACTTCTTTTTCAATTTCAAAAAAGGTTCTAATATCTTTTGATTTAATAAAAATTAAAACAAGTTTTAATCCAAGTACTGATAGTTTATAAAGATTATCATCCTGTATAATATAATCTTTATTTTCGATTAACTTACAACTATCTATTATTTTTTTCATACTTGTTTTTTTAGGAATTAATACATAACTAGTAATAAAATCATTATCAACAGGATACAATTCAGTTGATGCAATAATACTTTTAAAATATTCTTCCATAATTATAAATTTCTTTATATTCTCGTATAAACTTATATACACATAGTCGTATCTTTTAAATTAAAAATATAAAAAAAAATATTAGATTAAATTAGTTATATTTATTTTAATTGTTATAGTTTAAAGACTATCTAAAATATTATCTACAGTTTTGGTATTATTTCTAACAAACTCTTCATCTACTATAAATGTATTATATATTGTTCCTATTTTAGGTATTTTTCCTAATAACTGAGCATCTGCAATACCATACACAGGAGATTTTGTATTATTTAATGCCGCATCGGTAAGACATTTAATTGGATCTTGATAACTAGTTCTTAGTAATATATTATTATGTTCCCTAATCGATAAACCACTTCGTTCAAAACTTGTTACCTTTCCAGTTCTAGTTCTTTCATCTCCATATATATAAAGATGTCTAATATTAACATGACTATCTTCTATAATAATTCTAGTTTCATTTATAATTTTAGTTCTTGCTGCTTCAATGCCATATATTTCATATGTATCTGAAATACTATTAGAATTAATAGAATTGACATCGAATAAATCATTTAGTAAAAGTATGCTATATAAGTTAGTGCCTAATGTTCTGATATTGTAAAAGTCTTCTTGCACTAGTTCATTGTTATCTTTAATTTTATATTTTTTAACTTTTTCCACTACTACATTTGTTATTCTAGTTACTCCTCGGATAGGAGTAGATAAGATATTATAAAGTATATCATTTTTAATATCATCTATATTAACACCCCGTTTTTGAGATGGTTTGCTCCATATTCTTATAATTATAGATAATGATGATTCAGGTGTAAATACAATATATGTATTAAGATTTTTAGCCTTTATTTTTTGAATTATAAATTCTAAACTAACAGCCTTTAATACTAATATAGACTTATCAATAACAAATCTATAACACCAGTTAGTAAGATCTGGCGGAGGTTTAACTAATGGATGTGAATCATTATATTCTTTAATCCAAATCTCATCACTTTTAAATGGAGGATATATTAATTTTCCATACGGTTCTAGTATAATCTTTTTATGTTTTACAAACTGTCCAAATTTAATAAATTCTATAGAATTAGCAATATCTTGAACTAATATATTAGGATTAGTTGAATTGTTTTTAAATATATCATTATTTATTGGAATTAACATAGCAGATGTTTGTTCTTTCTCAAGATTAAGAGAACTATATATTTCATTAATTCTTACGATTCCAGACTTAGATGTACCTGATCCAACACTTCTGTGATGTGAATCTAACATATATTGAGTAAGTGGTTCGCTAATAGATTGAGCGGCAAGAATACCTACCGCTGAGCCATATTCAACTAGACTGTTAGAATATTTAATTCTTATAGTTCTAATTATATGATCCAACTGAAAATCAGTTAATCGCTCTAACATTGCAGGATTTAATTCTGCACGAATTAACATAGTAATTAAATTACTAGCATTTCGAATATGTAAAGGAATTTTACTCTGTCGAGATTCCTGAATATCATTAATTAATGTATATGAAATGTTATTATATAAATATTTTACTTTATTTATTTTATCAGAGGTTATCTTATTATGATCACTAGTATCACTTATTCCTATAACATTATCAATTATCCTCCTAACATTAACTGGAACAGTTATATAGTTTGAGAACATAGGTTTAAAGTATGAAACTTCTATAGATAACATAGTTGATCTATAAGTATCTCTATCATATTTTAAAAGTTCGTACCATTCCTTAACATACTCATTATTTTTATCATACTTAGGTGTAACATATTTTAATAGCTCTGTATCATTCATAAACACTATTGGATATTTAACATCTTCTAATTCTCTACTGTCTAATCCATCTTCTCCATAAATAAATTGAACTATTTTTTGACCTTTAACTACTCTTCTAAAGTTATTAGTTATGCAAGATAAATTATTCATAACACCTTTTCTCATAAAGTAGCCTGTAATAGCTGTTAATAATGCTTTACTAATTAGATCAAATCTACCGAACATATCTTGAAATATAAATTCTATAGATGTCATACCAGATATATAACTATTTGCTACAAATCCATAAGATTTAACATCAGTTGTAAATCGATTACAGTAAGGTAATGTTCTACGAAACGAAAATGTTTCTTGAATTCTTTCGCCATTAACAATAGTTGGACCTATAGCACTCATAACTCCAATTAAATTTGGATTTTTACCTTTAGACCCACATAATATCATTTTAAAGAAATTATTATTATTAATATCTATTGATTTTAATATCCATCTGAAGATATCAGATGTGTCTAACTGTAATACACCTTTTTGTAATAATTCATAAAAGTCATGAACAGTTGAACTAATTGGAGGTATAATCTTACCATTTAATAATCTTTTGGTTATTAATGAACTTTCTAATATAGTAGAAGAAATTGATGTATTAGTTTGTTCTAAAGAATATGTATCTAACATAATATCACCAGTGCAAACTGTAAATCCATGCCATAATAAATATTGCAATGTAGCTTGTTGGATATTATATATAGATTCAATTGCAACCTGTGGTCCATATTCTCTACTAATAATATGAAATAACCCTCCTTTATTTCCAGTTCCTATAGACGGTGCAGCCAGTTCTCCACTTAATAATTTTCCATTTTTAATTTTTATGATATTTTCTCCAGGTTCATATTTAATGAATGGAGCAGTTAGTTCTGTATAGATTTTTGAATCTGCCTCATAATTTATTGGAGTTTTAGATAATAATAATGATATTATATCTTTACCAGTAAATATATGATCAGCTGTATATTTATCAAATCTAATTAATATATCTATGTTAGAGAATAAACCCATAGCATGATATTTATTAATCCTTGTATTAAATTTAGTTAATTCATAGCATCCTACTATTGAATCTTGAACCTGACCATTAACAGTTCCACTTGTTTTTGTACTAATAAACCAATTTGACATAATAGACATAATAGCAGCTTCTACTCGTTGTCCAATTCCTCGTGAAACCCATATATGCATTTGATCCCCATCGAAATCTGCATTGTATAACTCACAAGCTAAAACATTCATTTGAAATGTATGAATTGTTGAATCTTTAATAATAATTACTTTATGCACGCATATAGATGATCTTGTTAATGTTGGCATTCTGTTAAAATATGCATAATCACCGTTGATAACATCACGATATAAAATATCGCCTATTTCCAATACATTATCAGTTAATTTAGATACATCATGAGTTTCTCCTGTACTTTTTCTAATTATATGACTACATCCAGGATATTGTGTTCTACCATTAAGGAATATAGATGTTAACCATTCTATATTAAATTCTTGAACATATTCCTCAACCTGTAATACTTTAGCAAATTCTATAGGAATTCCCACTTCATCTATTTTATAATTAATGTTACCACTAATTGTAGAACGACTTGTAAAGAATGATCTTTTACCTAATAAATTAGATCTGATCCGTCCCTCTTTCCTTGTTAGGTTTTTAAGAAAACTATGAATTGCACGGTTACCCATAACTAATCCTCTTTTACCAGTATTACCTTGTAAGGCACTGGTTGATTCTGATCCATAAATTAATTCGTGATATAGTATTTGCAAATTTTGTAAAGATCTATCCAATTCTTTATTTTCAACAGATAATTCTATAGGAGAATTAATATCATAAATATAATCTGGAAGAACATCTGGTAAGCAATAATTATTACGCTTAACTAAATGTTGTAATATATTAGTTGAGTCGTGGTAACTACTACCTTCTCCATTAAAATTTTTAATACCGGGTCTAATAGTATTAGGTGGTATCTCTATAGTTTTTATAATTAATTTAGATGGATGGAATAATGGACTTTTACCTAACAGTTCTACAGTTTCTGTACCTATTTTATCAAATATAAACTTTATTGTATCCGGGTATAGTTTTTTATTCCTAGTTTCAGATGAAACAAATTCATCGTCATCGTACTGATATGATAACCAGAATGTAAATCGGTCTTCTTTATCTTTTTTAATTTTAGGATGAACATATCCACATTTAGAACAGCTTTTACCTTCACTATTAATAGATGCTTCATACATTCGTTTATTTAAAGGTATTTTTTCCAACTTAGTTTTATCGATCATTAATTCACCGCAATTAAGACATACAATTCTTAACCATTGTCTAATCTCTGAGATCGCAATTGGCTGTAGAACTGATGCTTTTAACTGTAGAAATCCTCTATGACCTAAACATAGTTTTTTACTTTGTAAGCAGGTATAACATAAATAATTATGATCAGTTGTTCCTAATCTAAGATCATATACTCCGCCATTAATTGGACATCCTGATGTATTAAATAAGTTATCATTTGTTATTTCAGCAAATCCATTTTTTTTATTTTCTTCATCTGAATTAATTCCAAAAACTACAGATTCGACATATGATGATCCAATAGACATTTTACTGAATATCAGCTTTATAGTAATACTATATATATAATTAAAATATTAATCTAAAATAGCTTAAAGAAATAGCTAAAGTTATTTCATCAATTTAGTATATAGTATTAATTATTATCATTTTTCTTTGAATCATTTGATATATCATCATCATATTTGCTTGATATATTATCATATTTGCTTGAATCTTTTGATATAGTATATGGCTTAATATCAAATATACTATCATATTTGTTAGATGAACTTGATATAGTAAATGGTTTAATATCAAAATCATTATTATGATTTTTATCTGCCTGATTTAATAAATTTGTTGCATTAATCTGACTTCGCTTTTTATTATTAATAGATTTATTAACATCTGACCCAATTCCTTCTATAGATGAAATTTTTATAGATAATGCTTGATACTTAAAAATACTATATCCTGATATCCCTATAAGGATACATAATATTAGAAACATTACAAAAACTAACCCATTCATATTTTATCCTATATTATATTTTTTATTATCACTATCTTTTCTTATTTAAAAAAATAAATTAATAAGTAAAATAAATATTTATTACTAATCTTATGATGGTTATTGATAAACTGGCTGTTGTTGATAAACTGGCTGTTGTTGATAAACTGGCTGTTGTTGATAAACTGGCTGTTGTTGATAAACAGGTTGCGGTAGCGACTGCGGTAGCGACTGCGGTAGCGGCTGCGGTAGCGGCTGCGGTAGCGGCTGCGGTAGCGACTGCGGTAGCGGCTGCGGAGGTGGTCGCGGTAGCGACTGCGGTAGCGGCTGCGGAGGTGGTCGCGGTAGCGGCTGCGGTAGTGACTGCGGTAGCGGCTGCGGTAGCGACTGCGGAGGTGGTTGATAAACTGGTCGCTGCGATTGATTTATTACATTAGATGCTATAGCATCTGATGTAGGTGATTGTAAAAAAAATGCTATAACTAAACCAAATACTACTAATATAATTGCACCAACTACTCCTATTATTATATTTGTATTTGTAGCACTTTTATCATCAGGTACAAAATTTGAAGTTCTATCATCGGCATCGGCTTTATCAGCGGCAGCAGTTCTAGCAGTGGTAGTTCCAGCAGTGGTTGTCGTAGAAGTTCCAGTAGTAGTGGTAGTACCATCTATAGTAGATGTACTCGTACCACCTGTTTGAGTGCTAGTCAAACCTACATTTGTTGAACATGTTAGGGACGGATCTACTAATACACCTCTTAATATTGATCCTTCCATGTTTATATTATTAGAACATACAGTAAGAGCTACTGGACATGTTCCATCTACTAACGGCAAGGCTGTTGTTGATGTAGCAGTTGAACATGGACTGAACCAACATTGTTTATTTACGGCTGTTAATGGATTACTAGTTCCATCATCATTAGCTGTCATAGTATTTTTATAATCTGCTCTTACTTTATCCACATTAACATCAGTACCAGTAAGAGTATTTGAGTTTATACAATTACATAAATTAGTTCTACCAACTGCTGAATCACTACATATTTCCCTACTGCGCTGATCTTCAGCAAGCGTACTAATTGATTTTAATTCTTCTCTAAATTCAGAACATACTTTATCGGTAGCAGTAGTAATTTTAACATCTTCCATCCATTTTACACACGGATTAATAGGTTCCCCAGTAAGTGCTGTTCCACAATGATCTGCCCCATCTGTATATGTAGTTACTTTATAACAATATTTTTTTAATAAATCATTTGCAAGCTCTGCTGGAATTTCTTTAGTATCTTTTAAAGTTTTCATTACCTTAGCATCGCTATTATTTTTAATAATGTCATCAGGATAAAAACAATATCCTTTTCCTCTTTTATAGTTTTCTTCTATATGCGCTCTTCCATTAAATGAATAAAAATCAACTATAGGTATTCTATCGGGCCAGACACTAAAAGTTAAATTTTTTGAAGACATATCTTTATATTTTTTAGGACCTCCTGGACAGCTACTAGGTGCCATAAATTTATCATATGTACATAATGACTGAGCCGCATTGCCGAGATACCAGTGATAAGGATCATTAACACATTTACTCGGAGATCTTCCAAGACTTGCACCTAATCTTTCACCATCTTTTTGTCGATAGTGATATCCAGTCCAATGCCTAGGATATGTATATTTACCTCCATCGGTAGAACCGACACCGTCTTTTAAATAATGAAAATCGCTACCATTACTACCCCATCCATCTCCTTGATAATATGATTTATATCTATCATCATCTCTTCCGAGACCATATTCTGATCCACCTTCTTGACACCTTTGTCTTCCTGGGACAGTTGATATCTCTCTAAAAGCTAAGTTAATAAAATTAGGAACTACATCTAATTTCCATCCATTACTAGGAAAACCATTTTCAAATTTACCATATTTTTGAAAACCATCATAGCTAGTTGATGGGGTGACTTTTTCAGCCAATAAGGGTCCGGTAGTACTTTCTTTCCATCCACTTAATGGTTCTATTCCAAAATAATCTGTATCTTGACCAGGAAGTGAAACAGATGCTTCTTCTAAATTATCTGTTATAAGAGGGCATGCGCCTTCACTGTCAAATATATCTTTAGAATTGGCTCCTTTGTTCATATATAAACTACATAATGCTGTACCACTATCTTTATAAAATGGAAATCTATTACGATCAGGGTCCGGTGGATCCCTCATCGGAAAACATTGAGTTTCATTAGGAGTAACTATCGTACTTATAGTACCTGGACTAAACATATTTAATATTATATTAAATCACATATTTTATATATATATTTAATTGGATCAATTTCATCTTCATATGTTCTAAAAGCTACCGCCTTGGGTTGTAACGGTTTACCTGTTTTTTTGGATAGTTCAGCATATTCTATAGTTAATGGCTTACCTTTTATATACTTATCAAAGCTATCTCTATTAGCAGTTAAACATTTGAATAATTTACTTCTATCGTTTAATGATAGATTAGGAACTACTGAAAATGTAATATCTTTATTAACTTTACATATCCATATAATATTACCCACATCTTTTCCTTTTGTACCTTCTTTAAAATCAACAACTGTGAATTCTTTTGAAAATACAGGTTTTATTTTTAATATATTCGATGAATGATAATTATTATAAGAATACTTATATTCTTTATCGTCTTTTCTAACAATAGAACCTTCATAACCTTCTTTTAAGAATTGTTTGGTTAAAATATTTATTTCATCTATGTTTTTAACTGAATAATTTTCAACTCTTTTTATATACTCTAATTTTTTATTACTAAACATATCAGTTAAGTATTCTTGCCTATACTTAGATTTCATATTATATCCATTTTCAATTGCATATGGAAAGAACACATCAAATACATAATAAAATAAAGTTTCCTTATCATTTTCTCTTCTAGCTTGTCCAGAAATATAATTTAACGAAGAGTTATGTAGATATAACTCCCCATCCAAATATGGAGTGGAATTCTTATAAGCATCTAATTCTTTTTCTGATGATATTCCATATTTATCTATGTTAAATAAATTATTGCTTAACAGTAGCTTTAACTCATCTATCAAATATTGAGATGGGTGATATACAGTACCAGATCTAGAATATTGTATAATATTATTATTAGAATCTATAAATGATACATATCTAACTCCATTAAACTTTCTTTGAATAGTTATACCTAACTCAAAATCTTTATCAGTTAAAATAGATGTTTTACAATTATTTATAACTTTGACTAACATAGGAGGATATTTCTCATTTAAATTAGATACCTTAACTTTTTTAGATTGTTTATTATATAAACTTAAAGCATCCCTAAACGCCTGAGTAATTACATTTGTTTCATTTTTTTTATTAATATTTTTACCACTTAACACTATAGTTGGCTTATTTTTTCTAATCTTTCCACCTACTTGTTGAAATATAACATTAATTTCTGCTTTATAAGAATTATCCAATATATATAACGGACTATCTAACATTTTATCTAAAATAGATACATATTTATCATTCTTAAATAATTTTATTTCTAATGTCCATTCTAATACATTACCATTATTATTAGTATAACTTAATGTTGGAAATATAAATGTTTTATTATCTGCAGAAAATTCTCCAGGTATTATATTATCGTTAATAGCATCCAATGTATTAGAAATATTTACGGAAGTCGATGCCATAATGATTCTATTATGTTAGTTTTTTATCATTCATTCAAATATTTGAATATTTGTATATATAACTAATATCTTTCAAAATAAAAGAATCTACCAAGTAAATTCATGTCTAAAAATGTACTCGAAGATATTATCAACAGGTATAAAAAAGAATTAACGAATACACCTCAATATAATCCTGAACTAGAAATAAGATATAAGAATATAGATTATTCTAACTTTTCAATTATTTATACATATTTGTTAGAAAATGTTGATAAAAAAGACATTACTGTCTCACAAATGGTTAGCTGTTTGATGAAACAAAAAAATGGACCTGATCAGTTACAAACTATAAATATTAAAAATATTTATTTTAAAGGCGGTAAATCTTTCAAACAAGAATATTCGAGTAAGATACCATTACTAATACCATACTATGATACCAATAAATTCGGATTATCATATTCAGTAGTACTTTCATTAGAAAAAAATGATATCTTACCATTTATAAGCGATGAGAATGCTATTATTAGAGTTAAAAATAGAATTAGTTTTAAACTAATCGATAATGATATAGAATGGCGAGTAGATGCTACTGTGATTAGACAAATTACTGGATCAAATGCTTCGACATCATTAGAAAAAATAGTTAATCAGATGTTTAAAAATACTGAAATTACTCCATATAATATATTAAAGATATTCAATGAAGATAAAATTAGCCAGCGCATTTATAAATATGAAATAGAAATAGAACTAATTAACAATGAAAATATTACATCCAAAGATGTAATAAATATTGCTACTAAATTATTATATATAGCTAATCCAAACTATTTATCTGAAATTACACTTCAAAGTAAAATTTATGATATTGCTAAATATATAATTAAATCTCCAGGATTCTTACAACAGTTTCAGAATAAACTCGGATTAAAACAATTACTACCTAAAGTTCAAACATTGACACGCTATGATTATAGAAATATTTATCCAATGCAAGGTTACTATGTAACAGATAAAGCTGATGGAGTTAGAGCTGTTGGAATTTGCGAAGATGGAGTAGGTTATATTATATCTGATTCCTTACAAATATTTAACAATAAAAGTGATATTATAAATAAAACTATTGTAGATGCTGAATTAGTTGATGATGTATTATATGTATTTGATATAATTGTTATAAATAACCAAGATGTATCACAGTTAACATTCGAAAATAGATTACCATTATTATCTGTTGCAACCGATATATTAAACAAAGCTGGAATTAAAGCAAAAACTAAGGTTTATAATTATATAACAGATTCGTTAGAAAAGAGCATTAAAGATATATATTTTGCAGAGCATCCATATGAAATAGATGGTTTAATATTCGTTAAACCTGGAGATATATACATTAATACTAAAACATATAAATGGAAAAAATTAGAAGATAATACAATCGATTTCTTAGTTAAAACTGTACCTAAATCTATATTAGGACAAAAGATGTTTATACCAAAAAGCAATCATACTCTTTATTTCTTATTTGTTGGTATTTCAAGTGATTTATTTAATTCATTAAGATTACATAGATGTCCAGGTTATAATGATATATTCGATGATACTAAATTTACTAGCAGTAGTAATTACTTTCCTATACAATTTTGTCCTAGTAATGCTCCATATGCTTATATATATTATCATCCTGATAATAGTATTCTAGAAATTAATAATAATATCGTAGAATTTAGATGTATAAGTAATTGCGTTGCAGAAAATGGACCTATAATAGGTTGGCAGCCTGTTAGAATTAGAAAAGATAGACAGAAAGATCTTGAATCTAAAACTTATTATGGTAATGATTATAAAATAGCAGAAATTGCGTGGATAAACTATATGGATCCGTTTCCGTTAGAACAATTATGGTTAAATATATCAACTGACTACTTTGCTAGTAATAAGTTAGGAATGTATCACTCACAAACCAGTGTTATATCATTCTTAAAAACTAATAGAATTATGTCATATAGTCATCAAAATTGGGTAATAGATATTGGCAGTGGTAAAGGACAAGATCTTGGAAGATACTTCTCTGCTAAAATAAAGAATCTAATTGCTATAGATAATGATAAAGCATCATTATCAGAATTAGTAAGAAGGAAATTTACATTTGCCCAAGATAAAACAAAAAATAATATATCTACCAATGTGTATGTAGTACTGGCAGATATGAAATCTGAATATACAAATGTACTAGATAAATTAAGTAGTATATCAGTTAATCCAGGTATAATAGATGTAATTATATGTAATCTATCAGTACATTATTATATCTACACAACAGAACTATTAACTAATTTTATAAAATTAGTTAATAACTTATTAAAAACAAATGGACAATTAGTTATCACATGTTTCTTTGGCGAAAACATATTTTCATTACTTAAAAAACTTAATGAAGGAGACACTTGGACAGTGTATGAGGGAGATATAATAAAATACTCAATTCGTAAAATGTACTCCAGCACTAGTTTAGAAAATAGCGGACAAAAAATAGGAGTTATATTACCCTTTAGTAATGGAGAGTATTATGAAGAGTATATAATTAATACCAAATATCTAATCAAAGAGTTTGAAAAATATAATATAATACTTATCAACAAAACAAATTTAAAAAATGTTATAACTGATTTTAAATTAAAAAATCCATCATCTGCTTCCCTAACAAATGATGATATTCAATATTTATCTCTCTATGGAGAATTAGTCTTTCAAAAAAAATAAGTTAAATACAATTACTTTAATTTTTTTATTATCATTCATAAGAGAATAGAGATATATATTCTATGTTATGGAATAGGAGAAAATGATAATAATAAGCTATTTGAGTTACATTGTAAAAATTGAATATAATTAATGAAAAAAATAACATAATTTGCTCTTTCTAAAATTTTAATGGACAATTTTTTAGAAAAGGCTCAAAAGGTACATGGATCTAAGTATAACTATTCTAAAGTAGAATATATTAAAGCAATTGAAAAGGTGGAAATTATATGTCCTGAACATGGTTCATTTACACAGAGAGCCGATGGACATTTATCAGGACGAGGATGTTCTAAATGTTCTGGCAATTATACTCCAACAACAGAAGAATGGATTATTAAAGCAATTAAGGTACATGGCAATAGATATAACTACACTAAAGTAGAATATATTAATAGTAGAAAAAAAGTAGAAATTATATGTCCTGAACATGGTCTATTTACACAAAAAGCTTCTAGTCATTTAAATGGATGCGGATGTTCTAAATGTTCTGGCAAATATACTCCAAATACAGAAGAATGGATTATAAAAGCTATTAAAATACATGGATCTAAATACGACTATTCAAAAGTAAAATATATTAAATCACTTGAAAAAGTAGAAATTATATGTCCTGAACATGGCTCATTTACACAAGTATCTGCTAGTCATTTAAATGGATTTGGGTGTTCTAAATGTGCAGGATTATATACTCCAACTACAGAAGAATGGATTATAAAAGCACGAGAAGTTCATGGATCTAAGTATGATTATTCAAAAGTGGAATATAAAAAAAATAAAGAAAAAGTAGAAATTATATGTCTTAAACATGGAGTTTTTCAACAAACTCCACATGGTCATTTACAAGGATTAGGATGTATAAAATGTGCGGGTACACATGTACCTACTACAGAAGAATGGATTATAAAAGCACAAGAAGTTCATGGTAATAGATATAATTATTCAAAAGTAAAATATATTAAAGCACTTGAAAAAGTAGAAATTATATGTCTTGAACATGGAGTTTTTCAACAACAACCAAGTAGCCATTTACAAGGATTCGGATGTATAAAATGTGCGGGTACACATGTACCTACTACAGAAGAATGGATTATAAAAGCCATTAAAATACATGGATCTAAATACGACTACACTAAAGTAGAATATATTAAAGTAATTGAAAAAGTAGAAATTATATGTCCAGAACATGGAGTTTTTCAACAAACTCCAAATGGGCATTTATCTGGAAGAGGATGTATAAAATGCGCTGGAAAAGGTTTCTCACAGAAAGCAATTAGATGGCTTGAATCTATTATGGCTAAAGACAATATAATCATTGAACATGCTATGAATGTGGGAGAATATAAAATTCCTGGTACGAGGCTAAGAGCAGACGGTTATTGTAAAGAAATAAATACTGTATATGAATTCCATGGCACTATATATCACGGAGATCCTAGAATATGTGATCCCGAAGACTGTAACTACTTAGGATGTAATTATAGAGACCTATACGACAAAACAATGGAAAAAGAAAAAATTATAAAGGAATTAGGTTATAATCTAGTAACTATGTGGGAACTGGATTTTGACCAATCTCTTTAAATTCTATATAATACAATTACTTTAATTTTTATATCAAATATGTTCATTAATAAAATTTAACTTATTTTTTATTTCTTTATTACTATTCATAAGAGCAGCGATATTATCATTCATTTGTTTAATATTATCATCCATTCTTTTACTTTGTTCATCAATTTCTTTATTGTTCACATTCATTCTTTTAATATGTTTATTTATCTGATTATCTTTATATTCCATCAGATACTCATTATAATACTTAATTGTTTTCTCTAACAGTATATAATATTTAGTATATGTATTAGTATATTTTGATCTTATCAAACATTCTTTAAATGCATCAGGATGAAACATATAAGTTATTTTATGTTTAGCACCAGTTAGAACTTTATCTTGATCATCGACTATTAAGTATTCTTTATTTTCTATAAAATTATATTGATTGATTAATATCTTTACATTAGCAGCCAGTTTATTATTATCAGAAAGTATATGATACTTAACTAACATGTTATGTGGAATACAGCATGTATCTTCATCTGCATAATTTATTAATTCATTTATAAATTCAATATCCATTGGAGATTCATATAATTTATTAATTTCTTTGACATATCTTATTATATCATATATGTTTTCATCATCAAGTAGAGACTTGTTAAATTCCTTAATTTGATCCTGAATAGACATCTTTGATTTGTTATAATAATATTCATAGGTAATTCAATTTTTTAAATTATATTTCAAAAAAAAATAAGTTAAATACTAATACTTTAATTTTTATATTCCATCCGTTTATTAAGTATATCTTCAATTAACTGTATAAATTCAGTTTCACTAAAGTTATTTTCATTCATAAGAGTATTAACTGTCTCATTTATTTTTTTACATTTCTCATTCATTATTTTACGCTTCTCATTCATTATTTTATTTTGTTCATCTAATTCTTTACGCTTCTCGTTCATTATTTTAGTTTTCTCGATAAGTTTTTTATTTAATTCATTTATCTGATTATCATTATATTGTATCTGATAATCATTATAATACTTATATATTGTATCTAAGAGCATATAATCAATATATATTTTATTATTCTCAGCTGTCATCAGACATAGTTTAAATGCAGTAGGGTGGAACATATAAGTTATTTTATGTTTAGCACCAGGTAGAACTTTATCTTGATCATCGACTATTAAGTAATCTTTATTTTCTATAAAATCAGATTGATCTATTAATGTTTTTACATTATCAGCCAGCTTATTATCATCGGAAAGTATATTATATTTAACTAACATTTCATGTGGAATGCAACAAGTGTATTCATTATTATACTTTGATAATTCATTCATAAGTGTAATATTTATTAGTTCTCCATATATGTTATTAAATTTTTTCATATAACTTACCATATCACATATGGTTTCATCATCAAGTAGAGACTTGTTGAACTCAATAAGTTTATCCTGAATATACATCTTTGATTTGTTATAATAGTATTCATAGGTAATTCAATTTTTTAAAGTATATTTCAAAAAAAAATAAGTTAAATATGAATACTTTATTTTTTATATTCCATTCGTTTATCAAATATATCTTTGATCAACTGTATAAATTCCATTTCACTAAAGTTATTTTCATTAATTGCAAATGTATTATAATTACATATAATCTTCTTTTCTTTTGTTAGTTCATTTTTAACCGCATTCCATAGGTATATAGAGTTAGGTATATTCTCATTTTCAATGCAATTAATTATATTTTTATTTTTAATTAATTTACTTACAGATTTATCCTGGCTTCTAATTACTGTATAACTATTATTATCATTTTTAATAATAACAAATTTATTAGCTAATTTAGTATCATCAGGAGTAGGAGCCCGTTCTTTCAACGAATCTACTATAATATTTAAAGTATTTTGTAGTTCATCAATCTTTGTATTACTTTTTTTAGTTTCTACCATTTGTTCATCAAACTTTGTATTGCTTTTTTTAGTTTCTTCTTTTACACTAATAAGATTAGCATTAATCTCATTCATTTCTTTCAATAATGAAACTATCTGATTATCTCGATTCCATATCTGATTATCTTGATTCCATATCTGATTATCTTTATTCTGTATCTGATTATTTTTATATTCCATTTGATACTTTTGATAATACTTAATCGATCTTTCTAACAATATATAATATTTTGTATATATTTTAGTGTTTTTTGCCCTCATCAAACATTCTTTAAATGCATCAGGATGGAACTTATAGTTTATTGTATGTTTAGTACCAGACGGGTGCCGATAGCCAACGTTGGCTATTAGGTATTCTTTATATTCTATAAAATCATATTGATTTATTAATCTTTTCACGTGGGCGGATAGCCATTTATCATTAGACAGTACCTTATATTTAACCAACAGTTCGTGTGGTATACAACAAGTATCTTCATTAACATAATGTAATAATTCATTCATAAATGAAAGTTCTATTGGTTTTTCATATAATTTATTGATCTCTTTGACATAATATACTATATCACATATGTTTTCATTATCAAGTAGAGACTTGTTAAATTCATTAATTCTATCCTCAATAGACATCTTTGATTTGTTATAATAGTATTTATAGGTAATTCAATTTTTTAGATAATATTTAAAAAAATAAGTTAAATACAATTTACTTTAATTTTTATATTCCATCCATTTATCAAATATATCTTTGATCAACTGTATAAATTCAGTTTCACTAAAGGTATTTTCATTAATCGCAAATGTATTATAATTACATACAATCTTTTTTTCTTTTGTTAGTTCATTTTTAACCGCATTCCATAGGTATATAGCGTTAGGTATATTCTCATTTTCAATGCAATTAATTATATTTTTATTTTTAATTAATTTATTAACAAATTTATCTTGGCTTCTAATTACTGTATAACTATTATTATCATTTTTAATAATAATGAATTTATTAGATAATTTAATATTATCGAGAGTAGGAGATAGTGATTTTAATCTATTTACTATATTATCTAAAATACTTTTTATTTTTGTATTATCTTCTAATATAATATTAATCTTTGTATTACTTTCTACTATTTGTTCATCCCTTTTTTTCAATAATGAAGATATCTGAAAATTTTTATTTTTTTCATTCTGTATCTGATTATCTTTATATTGAATCTGATTATTTTTATATTGTATCTGATAATCATTATAATATTTAATTGACCTTTCTAACAATATATAGTAATTTGCATACACTTTAGTATTTTTTGACCTTATTAAGCATATTTTAAATGCATCAGGATGAAACACATAGTTTATTTTATGTTTAATACCAGATGGATGCTGAATTTGAATGTTGAAGATTAAATATTCCTTATGTTCTATAAAATCATATTGATCTATTAATGTTTTCACATTAGAAGATAAATTATCATTATTAGAAAATACTTTATATTTAACTAATAGTTCATGTGGAATACAGCAAGTATCTTCATTAACATAATTTAATAATTCATTCATAAATGTAAGATTTATTAGCCCACCATATAATTTATTAATTTCTTTTACATATCTTACTATATCACATATATCTTCATCATCAAGTAGAGACTTGTTAAACTCCCTAATTTTATCCTGAATAGACATCTTTGATTTGTTATAATAGTATTCATAGGTAATTCAATTTTTAGTACAAAATAAAAATTATAAAAAAATTAAATTTATATCTACTTTTAAATTACATTGTATTATATTTTTTTATAATATCGTCAATAATCTGAGTCTGTGTTTTAATAATAGTAGTAGGGTCTTGTTTTTTTAGTTTTGATTCATATTTCTCTTTGTAATCATTAAACGTTACACTAAATGGATCTATTCCTGCTTTGTATGTCATACGCAGGAATAAATTGACGTCTTTGGCATTCATACTCTGAATGTCGGGTACTGGTGTTTGTTTGAGTCTGATTAGTTCTCTACTTATAAGACGTTTATATGCTTGTGCGACGTTGGTTAATTTAATGAAATAAATGTAGTCATATTGTATTCCTTCTATATCATTACCTGTAATCACAACGAACTTATTATGTTTGATTTCATTCTGTAGTAATTTTACAACTCGCTTATGTATCTGCTTCATGGGTTCCGGTTTTTTGTCATATTCTCTGTAGTATAAGTCATCTGTATCAATAGTCGTAATTTGCTTCGGCAACTGACCTTTCACATATGTTTTGCCGGATCCTGTGATGCCTTTCACCAAAATAACAGTCATTTAATTTTTCTATATATAAATTCAATTTTTAATACAAACATAAAAGAAAAATTAAAAGTAATGCAAAATACGACCATTAATTTCTTTGATATATTTTACTATATCACATATGCTTTCATCATCAAGTAGAGACTTGTTAAATTCTATAATTTTATTTTGAATAGACATCTTTGATTTGTTATACCAAATAATTAACATTCTTCCAATATATCTAACTGATCAATGTCTCTGGCTCTGGACACGCCTACATATTTCATACGTTGGGTATCAGGTATTCTCTATTTTATGTAAAAAAATAAAGACTTCCACAAGCCGCTGGTATATCCTGGTCTTGGAAATTTTTATCTTTTTTGTACTATCATCGTTATGATAGCCAACTGTTTTGACCTCCTGGTCAGGACACTCACAAGTATCCGCTTCTCCTCATGGACATTTACAGCTCACAGAAGTTGAGTACTTCTATAAACTCAAACATCATCTGATCAAGTCTTCTCTCATAGTTTTCTACAAACTGCTTGTCTAAGTAGAACAACCTTTTGAGCTTGCTTAGAGTATCCAGGAAGAGCTTGTTGGACCCCCGAATCGCATACACCTCATCCATATCTCGGTTGATGTAAAACATCGATGTCCTAACTATATAAGTATAGACTTCATCTCCGACAAGTTCCTTGAGGTCAATGCCCTTAGGCAATGGCAATGGAGTAGGTCGTTGAGGCTCGAGCTCTGGATGGTTCATCTGCATTTTGTCGAAAGATAGATATCAAACGAGTACTGGTTTGATAGAGATATAAAAAAAATCAATTTTTTATACTAAACTAGATTAAGTAGTTTTAGCTAATATTATTGTTAAAATACTTACTAACATATGCATATGGAATTGAATTTTTATATTCTTTAACATTAAAGCCATATTGTTCTAAATGATCAACTAATTCCTTAGAAGCATATCCTTCTACATATTTTATATGATATTTAGAATAGCAGTTTAGTATCCTTTCTTTTGAATCATCATAAGATAGATCATTAAAATTATTATATATATCTGACACTTTATTAAATTCGAATAAAGACATATTCGAATTTACACATAAAATATTAATAACAATATTATTATTCATTGCAATTTTTAACATTAGTGTATGGTATGAACCAGATATATTTTCTATAAATTTAAATAGATTGTCCATTAGTTATCTATCCAATATGGTTTAGTACAATCTAGTTCTATAGTATTTATATTATCTATATTAATTTTATTAGAAGAACTCCTAATTTGTGAAATTGTAGAATCTCTTAATTCATCTATGTTAGTTCTATCGACAGATCCTCTACTAATAACTTGTTGTCTAGGTATAATAGATCGATTAATATCATTGGGATCTTGATACCTAAAGATCCTACTATCATCTTCTTCATAAACTCCTACTTGTGGATTATTTAAATGTTCATATCCCTTAGGTTTTAAACTATCACCTATAAACATTTGATTAGCATAATCCTCAATACCTATTTTAGGATATTCATTGCAAAAAGATATAACATCATCTATAAATTTTTTATTAAGTATCCTTACTTCATCCCAGGTATTAACAGAATGTCTAACTCTTGATTGAGAATTATCTAACAATTCGTTAGAAGGAAAACTATAAACATTTTCAGTTAAATTTTCCAATACAAGTATTCTAGCTTCACTATTAGCTATGTTACTAATTATATAATCTTTTAGATATTGAATATTATTACCAGATGTGAAGATATTAATAATTTCACGAGACATAATAACTTATATTACTAATATTAAAGTATATTATATTTTAAATTCAATTTTACAAAATATATATAAAAAAAATGATTGATATTAGCAATATACCCGTTAAAAAATCATATGGTATCATTATATGTAAAATTAATTTAATTACTAATAGACCAGAAGTTTTATTAGTTCATAAAAGATATACACACGCTTTTACTATGTTTATTCACGGTAAATATTCTAGATTAAACATCTGGCCCAAATCTTCAACATCGTTTATTACTAATTTATTAAATCAAATGACAGTAGATGAATTAATATCTATATGGTCACTAGATTTTAAACAAATGTGGCAGCGTATATGGATTGACAATTCTATTCCAGAATTGTATAAAAAAAAATATCTTAAATTTTATCAATCTTTTATTAAGTATGATCAAGGTAAAAATCTAAGAAAAATGATTCAACAGGTAAGAAATTATACATCATTAAGTTGGGAAATACCTAAAGGGAGACCGATTAATTCTAATGAAATAGATATAGTATGTGCAATTCGAGAAGTAAAGGAGGAAACAGGATTAGATAAAACTAATTATACTTTTCTACCTAATGTTAAAAGATATGTTAATTATGTTAGCTTTGGAACAAGATATATATGTACATATTACATCGCTATTATAAATTCTAACATAAAGTATTACAATACTTCTGTATTTAAGAATAATAATATTATAAGTGAAGTAAGTGAAACTAAATGGTATGATATTGATAAAATACGATTAATTGATGATAATAAAAAACATCTTGAAAAATTAATAAAACCAGCATTTAAATTGGTAAAAAAATATGTAAATAAAAAATGGATGAATAGAATGAGAAATAGAATTATTTTACCAAGTACATTAGCTAATATTTAATATATTAAGCATTAACCAATAATTAATGAATTAAAACTATCATTACTTATTTTATTATTTTTATGTTGCAGATATAGACAATTATATTTGCGATGTCCATGCTCTCCGCAATAATAGCATATCATACATCTATTACTTTTGATTGAACATAGTTTTTCTTTACATTTTATACATATTGGAGATGATTTAGTTTTTAACATATTCCTAAATAATAACTTAGATAAATTATAAGAAATATTAACTTCTGATAAATGATAACTTCTAACATTATCTATACCGTGCTCTTTCATTAATTTTAATGTTATATCGTGTATATTTTCTGAAGAATTACATAATATGATAAATGTAGGTTTATATATTTTAGTCCAAATATATTTTCCTAAAAAATGATCAAATAAATTGAGAGGTTCATATCCTACAAAATATTTATTTTTTTCTAAACGCAAACAATAAATCATTCTATTTAATGAAATTGTCATATTGTTATAAATAATAGTAGAATCAATTTTTTATTAATTGATCTTTCATATAATTATATAATATCTGGCGCTTTTGTTCATATATTTGATCATCTATTTTAGTTAATTCCTCAGTATATTCTTTTTGAATTTTATCAAATGTATCATCTTCTTCAAATAACATTTTTACTATATGATCTCTATACTCATTAACTTGTTTAATACTTGGATGACCCTTTTCCTTAAAAATATAAACTAAATACTCTGCTTGTAATTTAAGAAAATCTTTTCTAGTTTCCAGAGTAGTAGAAGTATATTTTAATAGAAACTTTTTAAAAGCACTTTCTGTATAGGTATTTGCTTGTATCATCCATTTTAATACTAATGGGAATGATGTGGCAAAATCTTTATACTTTTCATAAAAAATATTATATATACTATCATCATCTGTTTCATTTTTTTTAGTCTTTTTAATATCTTTCCATATTGCATTTCCCATATTAAGTATATCTTCTAATGGTAAATTATTAGAATACTTAACAGTTTTTTCTGCAAAAATATAATTAGTATCATCTTTTTTTTCCATCGGTCCCCTTTGTTTTACTACTTTTTGTTTTACTACTTTTTAGTTTATTATTTTTTGATTTAGCACAAGATATATGATTACTATTGTTAGAATTTAAATTATCGCTATCATCATCTGACCAGCAAATTGTATTTATTGCTTCTTCTGTAGGTTTATTATATGACTTATTATCATATGCAATAAGCAAACTATTAGCATAGTTCATTTATTAAATTTTTAGCAGGTTTATTCAATACTTCTATTCTTTTTTTAACTATATTATATATATGATTTAAAACTTCTACATTTTTTTTCTCTAACAAATCTAAATCAATATCAATTTCTTTCTTATTATTTGTTTCCATTATAACAGATCTTCCAATTTCCATCATTGCAATAGTTAATATGTTTATTTTAGCATTTTTATTTAAAAAAGTAGAATTTTCTATAATAAATCTTTTCTTTCTTTCGGAAGATATATTTATATCCATTATATAAATATATAATATGATATCATATTAGTTTTAAATCTCTATATAATTTAAGTTTGATTATTTTTCATCATATTCCATATGTTTTCGTGAGAATTAATTAATTCATCTGTGTTATATATAATTGTGAATTCTTTAATAACATTTAAATAGTTTATAATAGATTTAAGTATTTCAATTATAGCAATATGTGGTAAGCTAAGAATATACTCCTGTGGTTTATTATGTAATAACTTAATAAATGGTGAAGATTTATACAAATCTAAAGATTTGGACCAGTATCCAGTTAAATCTTTATTTACAATATCTAGTATATTGTGTATAGATTCGGTACCACTTTGATCTATCTGTTTAGGTTTGTAAGATGTATATGTAATATCATTGGTTACATTTACAGTTTCAACATTATCGGTATTATTTTTATAGTAGTATAATAGAGATTCAAAGAATAATATTTCTTTCTGTTTAGTCAGCATTAATTTTGATCGCTCTTTCAATTCATCTTTTAATAATTCTAATAAATGTTTAATCTCATTGTTAGCATAACTTGGTATCTCTCCTTTTATCTTATATACTAAATTCTTTTTATCACAGGTTAGTAATAAACAAGCTGCGGATATATGTTCGTGCATTGGTTTATGAATAGATCGTATAACTCTTATAGGAACATACTGTTTTAATTTTAGTAAAGTGGATTGTATATTTGTTGGAGTAAATGTTATATTTACTTCAATGTTATTTTTCTTATATTTACCAATAACCAATGATTGATTTTTTTCAATTTGTACTCCTACAAGTATATCCCAAGTATTTAGAACATATACTTTAGCAATAAATCTAATATCTATAATACCATCTGCGGAAGAATTAGTATTAACTATTCGACATGAGCTTATTTGAATTATATCCAATATTTCCATAATATAAGTTCCCAAGTAACATCTATTTTTATAACTATTATTTAAATCAGTCATAACATGTTGGTATTTGTTTATACAGTAGTTAATGGGATTTGATATAGTAAGAGTAACTTCAAATGTTTTTTCAATAAACATTTTTTTAAATAGCTAAAGCAATTTTTTAAATCTTTATATAAGTCAAGAACATGTATATAATTAAAGTATCTATTAATCAATTATATTTTTACCAAAATGTTAGGTAAATTGTCGTGGAAAAGATATACCCATCTAAAACTAGACTCCATGCTAATAGATCTACTATTTTCTTCTAATAATAGTAAATACAGCTTGATCAATGTACATATATCCTCGATAGATAATTTACCTTTCAATGATTTATCATAAGTACTTACATAGTTAATATTATTGTTAGTACTATTATTAATTTTACGAAGTTCTGTCAAAATATTTAATATATCTTCTCTAACATTATTCTCACATAGAATTCCTTTTTTAATTAACCTCATGTCGGAATACTTATTAGAATCATTGGTTTGTCTTATTTTAAACTTTACTTCTTGTTGTTTTTCACTAACATATCCTATAATAAAATTATTCTCATTAAATCTATTACCTATGTTATACTTATCTAGGGGTTCATTATACCACTTTGTTCCATCAAATAAATTAGCAGATATTTTGTCAATATACCCAACGCATTTATTATCTTTTATTATCAATATTTTGAATCTGGTATATAAATCTTTAACTAATTTATCATCTTTTGTTATATTTTTTGATGTTATTAATAATCTTAATAATTCTATATGGAATAACTCAGGTAGTTCGATTAATGATAATTCTATAAAGCCATCAATATATTTTTCGGTATAATATTCCATTATAGAAGAGAATATTTTAGCAGGTAATGATGACATATATATTTTAGTTAAATTGATATCAATATTAGATTTCTCATTTATTCGTCGAGCATAACATTCTATATCTATGTTTGACATATTAATATAATATTCATTATTAACATTGGTATAATCTAACAAAGCTATATCAAAATTAGTTTTATCTATTATCTTTAGATTATAATTAACATCACTAATAGATTGTAACTTATCCCATAAATCGTTATAACTATATACTTTTATATCATCACTATCGAAAACTATTTTAATTAACTGTTTTATTAAACTTATTTCATAATCATTATGTCCATACGCATCAAAATATCTTGTAGTAATTGGTGGCTTTTTAATATTCATCGGTTTAAATTTTAAAGATTCCAAAGTATCTATCGATGTTTGAACTTTTTTATAATTTATAAAATTATCAACTGCATTATTTCTGAATACTCTTTCAACCTCTTGAATTATCAGATATTCACTTGCTTTTAATTTATATCTAGGTATTTCTATTTCATTAGCATATATCTTAATATATACATTTTGATATTCTTTTGGAAGATCTATATGTGAGTTTTTACGAACAACTCTACCTAATACTTGTATTAGAATAGAAAAATTAATGGGTAATGATAAAATATATTGATATCGAACTGCTTTAAAATTTAATCCTTCACGGATTATTCTAGAACCGATTATAAATTTATAATCATATCCATATAAGTTAGAAATGTCATTAAACTTAATTATATTTTTCCGTAGAATAGATTTATGAATATTACTATGTGCAATTATAAATCTACACGGCTTAAAAATATGACTACTACTACGAGTATTATCACTACTACTACGAGTATTATCACTACTACTACGAGTATTATCAGTATGATTATCATATATGATACCACATACTGAACATAGTGTATTATTATTAGGCTCAGATATATCATCTATAATTCCATTAACTTTAAACATTTCTTGTAATAATAGCACTCCTGAGTCATGAACATTATGATGATATACCATAATTTTACCAGATTTAGGATGTTTTATTAAATCTAATATATCGGTCATTACATTGTAATATTTTGAACTATATGTTTGTAGGTTATTTATATGTAAAAACATACCTGTTATAATATGAGACCCTTCTGATGTATATATATCTATATTATTTTCAGTTTTCCATTCTGTACTAGCACTAGTTAAAGTATTTTCTATATCAGAATATAATCCTACAGTAGTTGAGTCTGGATTAGGAAAAACCATATCATATAATACATATGAACTAAACTGGTTTGAATCAATTTGCTTTATAGTATTTTTATGCAATTCCGATTCTTTTGATACATTTAATTTAATATATGGTATTCCTGATATAGATGATCCTATAAATATTCGTTGAGGATATAACTCTATGTTAGTATCCAATAAATAAGATACATTTCCAACTGTTAATGAAGATATTTTCTCTAATGCATTTGGTTTTAATTGAAATATTCCATCAGAATTTTTATAAAAAAAATCCTTTCTCTGTAAATTTAAATTTGGATGAAGTAGATTTAATAGATCTATAGATTCAGATGCATTACCAGTAAATGGCGTAGCTGACATATAAACAGTTCTAGGAGCATCCTCTTTTAAAGTATCTAAAACATATTGAATTGCTTTACCATAATTATTAGCATATAAACTATTATAAGTATTATGTATTTCATCTGCAATAATTAAACTATTTTTTAACGATTCTAATAATTCATTATTCACAATAATATATTCATTATCTATTAATTGTTGAAGATTATTTTCATTTTCTGTTAGAAAAACATCGTATAAAGATATTTTATTAAATAATCCCTTTTCAGTTATTTGAAATAACATATTAACAAATTCTTTATAGCCTATAAAAGTATAACCGCTTCCATAACTCATATCGGTTAATCTTCTATGTAATTTTGATGATAACTGAGCATATTTAGCATCTTCATTTAATATTATATATGACCGTAAGTTATCTACCTCCTGTTGATTAACATATCCTAATTCAGGATATTTAAGTAAATCTGCTTGGATAGTATCCAATGTATTAAAACCTAGAATATATACTGGTTTTCTTACCTTTGATAGTGAGTAAATAGTTTGATAAAATTTAATAAATTCATTAGCTATAGATATTGCTGCAACTGATTTACCTACACCTGTTTGCCAATTTATCAATAAATGTTTATATAATGTATTAGGATTAAATAGATTTTTTATAAATAGCTGTGATCCAGTTAATTGATACCCGCCAAATCTTATATTGCTATAAAATTCATCAATATCCGATATTCTAAGTTCTTTATAAGAATTCATATTAAAGTTATTTATACGATAAAAAAAATACTTATTTAATAAAACAATTAAGAATTATTAAGGTCATTAACTAACTTAGAAATTTCAGGATTTTTATTTTTTCTAATATCAATATCTTTCTTATCTGTTTCTTCTTTTTCATCAGATGATTTTAGTACATCTTTTTTCATTTCTGGTACATATTTATCTTTTGATGATGAAATAAATGGAACACTAATATTCCAATTTTTAATAATAAGAATTATAATTATTACAATTAAAAATAATACTAATCCAATAATAATTGTAGGATTCTCTGCAATAAACTTAGTTAATTTATCTAACATCACTTTAGCTATTTTTTAAATTGCTTTAGCTATTTTTTTAAATTGCTTTAGCAATTTTTAATTATTATATTATATTAATAATAATAATTCTCTATATGAGTATATTTTATTATCAGTTAATAAAATATAATGTTTATCGCATTCCTGGATGTTGAATATTCATTGCCTGATTCTGTGCTTTAAGCTGATCCCATTCTGGTTTAATAGTTGCGTGACTAACGAATGGGCTAACGCTAAATGGCTCACCTCCTTGCATAATAGCTTCTAGCTGAGCATCAGATAGAGTTGAATTACAATTTTCTGCAATTACCTTATTAAATGTTCCCATACCAGCATATGCATTTCGATAAGATCCAACAGATGCTAGAACCTTAGCTTCTTCAGAAGCCATAGGATCCCACTTATCATTACAAGATCGCATAACATCTTCTTCATACTTCTTAACCCTAGCCTCTCTTTCTGCGCGAGCAATCTCAGCTTCTTGCCTAGCCTTGTTTTCCATAGCTTGTCGTTCTTCAACTGATGGATTTTCCATATTACTCTTATTATGCATTCGTTCATTAGCAATTCGACGAGCATCAGCAGTACTACCAAAATTGCTAACACCTTGACGAGGAGAAGGAGTAACAACGCTATTAACACCAGGGGCAGGATTAAAGTTACTAACACCAGGCCTAGGAGTGGGTCGCATTGGGCTCTTAACATAATTACTTTTATGAATTGGACATTCTTCTCCTAGATCAAACCCCAGAGAACTGCCTGAGCCAGGGATATCAACAGTTGAACCCATACCAGCATCACCTGCACCCATTCTCCAATTAGGTAAATTACCATTAACTGAAAACTTACTACGATACTTGGGATCAAATGAACTACTATATGTGCTAGATGTTGTAGATTTTCCCCAGGTGTAATAACCCATAATAATTAATAGTAGTAAGATAATATTAATTGATACTGAAATAACTGAAACCCAAAATGTCATAATTCCATTGGACTTTGCCCATACCGTATAATCCATTGCACCACCAGTTATAACTGAATTATCAGCATTATTACTATTTTCTAAACCAGGGGTTCCAGGAGTAGATGAATATATATCTGTTTCAGTAGGATCCATATGTAATTATATACTTGAATATATAGATATAAACAAAAATAATAAAAAATAAAATTGAAAATTAAATTATATGAAAAAATAAACTATGTCTTTGCAAATATATCCTCCAATTGTTATATATAAAAATATAATTAATAATTTCTTTAAATATAGAAAATTTACTTTATTAGATAAAGTAATATTATCTGATGATAATATTATCAGTAATATGGAAAAATTTGGATTTATTAAAATTTATGGATTAAATAGCTATAATCCAAGAGGAAAGAGAAATAAAATTATTATCATTATTATAAAAAATAATGATAATAATAACTTAGAACTTAAAAAGATTAAAAAAATAATAGAAGATGTAGGTAATGAAACTATTACTAAAAATAATACATTAGATGAATTATTTATTATAGTGAATAAGGATTTCTTTGATAAAAAGAATTTTAATGATATTATAAAAGAATTAGTTGATAAACAACATGGTGGTCCTGATCCTGAAGGTATAGCTCCATTTTATACTATATGCCCATATCATAATTTTATATTCTGCGTCCCTAAAAGTAATATGGTATGCCCACACGAAGTTATGACTAAAGATGAAGTAAATGCTTTATTACAAGAAAATAGAATATTTATTAAAGATCTTCCTATAATTTTGGCGAGTGATCCTAATATTATTTGGAACGGAGGACGAGAAACGCAAGTAGTTAGAATACTTCGTAAATCAGAAGCGTCATTAGAATCTGTATATTATAGAAGAATAGAAAAGCGTGTATATTAAATACTTATTTATTTTGAAAAAATGATCTATTTATATCAATGGTATGAATAATATCGGAATCTGTTCTATCTTGAATAGCTAGAACAGGTGATACTAGATATACATTTATAATTCCATTTACAGATAACATAGCTAAAAAATTATCTACAGGGCGGTCTATCGGTAAATGATTTAGTATTTTTTTTACTCCTTTTAAGTTTATTATATATGCTCCTGTATTCCATGTATAAAATCCTCTATATAAAGATTTTGAAATTCCAAAAACTTGTTGAGGTCTCATTCCAATGTGATAATCTAAATATAATATATCCCAATCAGGAGGAATAATAGATAAGTATTCTTCTATTTCTTTCCCAATATTATTCACACTAAATGTTATATCATCTTCTAGTATAAAGGCAGTCTTAATATTATATTTATACATTTCTTTCCATAGATATAAATGGGACATTGCACACCCCCGCTCACCTGCTGACATTAGAATAATACTATGTGGAGAATATCTATTATCAAATAATGAATTCAATGTAGTATTCCATTTTTTAACTACATATTCTTCTGGTATAGAATCTCCATTATCTTCACTAAATGCCGGGACTCTTATCATATCAATATCATATAACTTACATTTTTCAATCATTTGATGTAATCTATCATATCTATGATCTAAATTTATAACCCAAGCCCATAGTTTATTATTATCCATTTATATATGTAGTATATATATATTATTTCTAAAAAATAGTACCCCATAAATATATATATTCATTATGATACCTTAAATATATCATCAATTATTAGTATATTTTTTTAGTATCAGATTATAATCTAATTTAAGAAATATGATTTATTAGAAGTAATAGTATGTTTTATATCAGAATCTGATTTATCTTGAACAGCTATAATTGGTGATACAAGATATGCATTTATAGCTCCTATCAAAGCTAACATAGCTAAAAAATTATCTATTGGACGATCTATTGGTAAGTATTTTAATATTTTTTTTACCCCTTGTAAGTTTATTACATATGCTCCTGTATTCCATGTATAAAATCCTCTATATAATTTTTTTGAAACTCCAAAAACTTTTTTAGGCTGCCTTTCAATGTGATAATCTAAATATAATATATCCCAGTCTTCTGGTATTATATTTAAGTATTCTATTATCGTTTCTCCAATATTATTCATACTAAATGTTATATCATCTTCTAGTATAATAGCAGTTTCAATATTATATTCTACCATTTGTTTCCATAGATATAAATGGGACATTGCACATCCTCGCTCACCTGCTGACATTAAAATAGTATTATGTGCAAAATGTCTAGTATCAAATAATGAATTCAGTGTAGTATTCCATTTTTTAACTACATATTCTTCTGGTATAAAATCTCCATTATCTTCACTAAATGCTCGAATCTTTATCATATCTATATCATATGACTTAAATTTTTTAATCATTTGATGCAATCTATCATATCTATGATCTAAATTTATAACCCAGGCCCATAATTTATTATTATTCATTTATATCTATATATATGTATATTAATTGTAAAAAATAGTATTATGAATATATATATTCGCATAAGTTGATATCTTTAATTTTTTCTACAGATACATCATTATTTAAACTATATTTAACAGTAGTATGAATTTTTTCGATTATCGGATATATATTTTCTAAAAAGCTAGGTTCCCGATCTATTGGAACATAAGATATATCAAATATCTTCCACGGAAGTAATGCGAATATATAACAATAATTTTTATCTTTAATGTCCATAACATTAGCATCACCCCTTCCATCAGCAAATTGTATTGTAGATGTATGTGAGATAAGTTTTTTGATATTTATTAATCCCATTATTGAAGTAAAAACATCATTATCAATATTACCCATATCTATTATATTATTTTTATCATATTCATAATCAAATACTTTATTATGAATATCTTTTACTTCATCAGTAATTTTTAGTATTGGAATATAAATAGGTATAACTCCCCAGGCTAAAGGATATAATACAGTATTAGTTTTTTTATGAAAAGTTATATCATAAAAAGGATTATTACATAACTGATCTACATTACATTTTTTAAATGAAGCATCTATAAATAGTCCTTTATGAGCTATAGAACTAACGCTTAAACCAGATAGTACCTGCGGTTTATAATAATTTGGTATATTACCAGTTATTTTTCTAGTTATAGGACATTTGAATTCTAACAAAACTATTAATTCAAAAGCTATAATATCCTTTGATAAATCACTTGTCCATAACTTATATTTACCGTCATCAAAATATAATTTAATAACAGTATATCCATCAGGACTGTTTCTATGACCTTCTAACTTTTGAATACATATTTTTGTTCCCCTTATCTTATTTCCTATATCTATTTCAACATATTGAGTTATAACATTTTCGAACAATGTCCCCCACCAACATGATAAAGATTCAGATGTATTCCATAGCTTTAATCCTTTACATATTTCTATCTTAGATTCAATAACCTGATAATATGAAGAGTATGGATTAATTCCAATTATAGAAGCTATTTCAGATCCTCCAATAGTTGTACCAACTAATCTATACCAATCTGGATCATATTGCTTAATATCATTATTATATAATTGAGTAAAATCGTCAATAAGCGTATTAAAATCCATTTAAAACAATTGATGAAGAATGTTTATATATATAGTATAATATTATTAATTTAACTAATATTTTTAGGATTTGGTATTCTATTATATTTATTAATAGGTTGAGTTTCTTTTTTTTTATTATCAATATTAGAACTTATTTGAGATACTACTCCAACATATAAAGGATTGATATGATTCTTATCATTATCTAATTTTAAATATCTTCCCGAACCATCTTTTTTATCTATAACGTTATTCATTAATATAAATTTATCTTCAGGTATAGGTTTAACTTCTACTTTTACTTCAACTCTTTCTTCTACTTTTTGTTCGTACTCGCCATAGTCATCTTCAGACTCATCTTCAGATTCGTCATCAGACTCAGAATCTGGTTTAGACTCAGTTTCTATTCCATGTTCTAATTTAATCTCAGCCTCTGGTTCAACCTCTAGTTCTGACTCTGGTTCAGTCTCTGGTTCAGTCTCTGGTTCAACATCTGGTTCAACATCTGGTTCAACATCTGGTTCAAACTCTGGTTCAACATCTGGTTCAAACTCTGGTTCAGCCTCTGGTTCAACCTCTGGTTCAACCTCTGGTTCAACCTCTGGGTTAAAACAATCGGGTGCTGTATTCGTATAGTCATCAATATTAGATACAATATAATTTAATATTGATATTTCATTGTTAGAACTGGAGTTAGAACTGGAACTGGAGCTAGAGCTAGAACTGGAACTAAAACTAGAATTGCGAGATAAATTTAATAATGGAGATATAGATTTATTAGAACTGGAGCTAGAACTAAAACTGGAATTACGAGACATTGATAACATTGAAGGAGTATATTGAATGTTAGATAATTTATCAAGGATTCTATCACAATTAAATGCTAATATACCTTGATTATGTTCTACTTTGCTTATTTCTGGAATTAATGTTATTTCCAATTCCATTATTTTCTTATCATTTGATATATGGGCTGGCTCGTAATCATAAATATTTGTATTATTTTCATTAGGAATATATTCAACATCAACATCGATATTTAACAATTTAACTAATTCTACTAACCTATCATTAATTTTTTTTATTTCATCATTATTATTAATATTATTTTTTACAAAATTATCCATCATATTGGAATTTAAAGATGGTATAACAGTTATGTTAGAATTTACATTTGAACATCTTTTTTTTTCGAAATCTAATAAGTTTTTATTAAATTTATCTATAGTTCTATATATTACAGCTAGTTTATTATTATTAAGTACTGAATCTATAACATCATCTGGATATATATATTGTTGAGTATAATAGTTATCATATTTCTCATTATTATTATTATATCTTAACATTCTTTTTTCAACCTCATATTCACCCCATCCTACAATAACTCTTTCTTCGCCACCAATAATTATACTCATATTTATAATTATTAATTATATAAACATACCACTAAAATAATGAATATTTTAAATTACACAATATCTACAGTTGAAGGTGGAATAGAAATTGCAACAAATACTGGAACATCAGAATGTGCTAATTATATAAATTCTGACGGGTGTTGCATTTCAGATAACATTGTTATAAAATTAAATGAATTTATAAAAAAAAAAAATATAAAAGCCAGTTGTAAAAAAGATATAATAAATAAGGTAAAAAAAGAATTAAAATGCGATAGTGAGTCATGTGTATTAACTAGTCCTGAAATTAAAAGCGTTCTGTCAAAGAATGAAATACAAAAAGAGTTAAAAACAAGATTTAAACCACCTGGTCCTAGAAATAATACTAATTTATTAAATAATATTAATATTGACGATAACTTACATCATTGGGCAGTAGAATTTCCAAAGTTCTATCCATGTCCGTTTTCAATGATAGATTTCAATATAGTAAAAAATAGTTTTAGTAAAATTAATTTAGCTAGTTTATTAAATGGATCAGAATATTATTACAATAATTATACTGGAAAAGTAACTGGTCCATTTGATACATTTGCCTGTGTTTTAAACACTGATACATCTGACGGTGGTGGAAAGCATTGGGTATGTATATTTGCTCAACTGAATACTCCTACTATAACAATAGAATATTTTAATAGTTCTGGTAATGCACCATGTAGTGATGTTAATAAATGGATGGAGAGTCAGAGAAAAAATTTACTACATTTTAATAAAAAGATAGATGTAGTTTCAGTAACAAATATAGTTCATCAGAAATCTATGACAGAATGTGGAGTATATTCGTTGTATTATATAAGATGTCGGTTAGATGGTATTCCATATACTTATTTTATGGATAATCGCATACCAGATGATCTAGTAACAGAATTTAGAAAGCATATATTTAGATATTCTTAGATATAATTATATATAAAAAAATAATGAATATCTTTAAATATTTCATATGTTCATCACATAAAATAAATAATGATCCTCTTCCACTTATTAATACATATTCTGATAATTTATTAGAAATAGAAATAAGAAAGTTTCATGATACAAATGTTTTTACAATTAATAGAAATTTTAAGAAACAGATAATAAAAAATTTTAAATTTAATGTAGACTACATACAAAATAATAATACAATATACCTAACATATAATGGAATTAATAGATTATTATTTGGATTTATCAGTGCGGAAGATGCTTTTAAATTTTCTGATTGGTATAAAAGAAATTTATTAAAAACTGATACTATGAGTATAATTGAAATATTTAATAAATTTAAATTTCCGTGTGTATATTTATTGTATATTGGAAATTACTTTAACTATTACAATGTTTATAAATTTGGTAGAACTGATGATTTTGGTCGAAGATATAAAGAATTGAATATTAAATACAATGTGATTTTTAAAATAACTATATTACAATATATTCCACCAGGTTTATTACCTAGTGCTGAATTAGAAATTAAACAATTTTTATTCGATCATATCATTAAAATAAATAATTATACTGAACTGGTATCTATTGATAATCCTAAATCTGTTATTTTATTTTATAAAAATATTGGTAATAAGTATCAGATATAATAAAATATTAATAGTTAATTTGTTTTTTATTATATATACTAAATATGAATGAACTACTATTATCAGTTATTTTTATAATAATACTAGTAATGTACCATGTATCTATGAATAAATATTATAAATTAAATTGCGGAGGCAAGGTATTGCCACCTGATAAGGAATCACCTAAACTACCAACTATGACGGCATTTACACCTACCAGTGTTCCAGACAGTAGAGAAGTATGGTAATGGAAATGGTAATGGTAATGGAAATGGTAATGGTAATGAAATGGTAATGAAATGGTAATGGAATGGTAATGGAATGGTAATGAAATGGTAATGGAATGGTAATGAAATGGTAATGAAATGGTAATGGAATGGTAATGAAATGATAGTTTAAAATTGAATAAAAGTATATATATTGGTATAAAATATGAATAATTATGGATAACTTTATAATTTCTGATTTTAGGGAACATATAAGTAAGAAAGGATGTTGGGCGGGCAATGTTACTCCTATTTATATGTCGGACCTATTGGGATTAAATAAAGATATGTCTGTTATAGAAATATCCAATCAACATACCCCTGCATTGTTAAAATCAATAGATGAAATAATTGTAAATGCGATTGATCACTGTAAAGGAACTGAACATGGAACTAAAAAAGTTACTAAAATACAAGTTACTTATGAGAATGGATCAATATCTGTTTATAATAATGGCTTAGGAATACCAATTACTAAACATATAGGTACTGGTTTGTATATTATAGAATGTGCATTTTCTAAATTCTTAGCGGGAACTAATATAGAAAAACCTACAGATTCTATTAAAGGAGGCATTAATGGTTTAGGAGCAAAGATAGCTAATATTCATAGTAATTTATTTATTGTTGAAACTGTTAGTAAGAAACAAAAATATATACAAGTATTTAAAAATAGATTAGCTGTGATAGAGAAACCTATTATTACTCCGTGTAATGAATCAGAATATACTCTTATTAAATTCGAGCCAGCATATGTAGAACTAGGTTATGTATCTAATTTTGATAATCTTAAGTTAGACATAGATAATTGGCTTAGATTAAGAATGCATCAAACTGCAACTTATTTAGGTGACAAAGTAGATGTATTTTATAATAATGATAAATGTACTACTACTAATATTACATTATTCTCTAAATTATTTACAAATGATAATATTATTTCAAACTCTTGTAAAAGTACAAATGGTTACTCTTTACATATAGCAGTTATTCCAGAAAAGGTTAAAAGAAAATCACATTTTCAGAATATGTCTATAATTAATGGTGTTATTAGTAATAAAGGATCGCATTTTAATTATTTCAAAAAGATAATTAAGGATTATTTAGATGGTAAGATATCAAAATTAAAATCTTCCGTTGAAAAGAAAAATGTATATTCTAATATGAAATTATTAATATGTGGATGTATACCTGGAATAGATTGGTCTGGACAGAATAAGACAGAACTACAAGTTAGTATAAAAGTATTAGAAACTTATAAAATATCTCCATCATTCTTACTATCTATAAGTAATTTACTTATTGGTAATATAATAACTGATTCAACATCGAAAGATGCAAAGGTAGAACATGATAAATATATCAAAGCAAAAAATATATCTAATTCTAAACTTAGAAAACAATGTATGTTATTAGCCGCAGAAGGAGATTCAGCTATAACATTACTTAGAACTGGTCTTACACAAAAAAGTAATAAAATGATACCAACTACTCAGTTTGGTCCATCATTTAATTGGTTAGGAATTATAAGCCTACAAGGTGTTGTAATTAATGCTGCCAAAGAAATAACTGAATGTGAAACAAATTTAGGATCAATTTCTGTCAAAAGCGATAAATTAAAAAATAATAAGAGATTAAATATGTTAGCTGATGCATTTGGTTTAAAATATGATTATACATATGAATCAGAATATGAATTAAATACATTAAATTATGGACATCTTATTATATGTACAGATCAAGATCTTGATGGTACAGGTAAGATAGCTTCATTGGTATTAGTATGGATATATACATTCTGGCCTAAACTATTAGCGTCTAAAAGAATATGTAAATTAATGACTCCTATTATTAGAGCGTATAAGAATAAAGGTAAGAATGAACCTCCTATAGAATTTTATTATGAAAATGAATTAGATTATATGTTAGATCATGATTCAGAATTTATTAATAATTATAGAATTAAATATTATAAAGGTCTAGCTACACATGATTCATCAGAAGCTACATCAATGTTTAACTCTACTAATTTTAACAAGATAGTATATAAATATACATTAGATGATGCAGCTCATGAATTATTCAAAATATATTTTGGCAATGATTCATCATTAAGAAAAAAAATATTAATAACTCCAGTTAGGCATCTGACTTATTTAGAATCAATAAATTTAAAGAAATCTCAAGAAATTCCAATAGGAAAGGTACAACTAGATATTGATACTAAGTTATATAAAAATGAAGCAATTAATCGCCAGCTTCCACATGCAATTGATGGTCTTAATCCTGCTAGAAGAAAAATATTAATGGCATCGATTATAAGATTTGGATCAGATTCTAAAGAAATTAAAATATTTCAATTAGGTGGATATGTTGCAGATAAAATGTTATATATGCACGGTGATGCTAGTTTAAACAAAACTATAATATGTATGGCACAAAACTTTCCTGGAGCTAGAAAGTATCCATATCTAACAGGTATAGGACAATTCGGTGATAGACATGGTTCTAAAGCAGGATCTCCTAGATATATATCTGTAAAATTAAGTAATATTGTATCTTACATATTTCCATCAGAAGATAGATGGTCACTGCCTTATGTATTTGAAGAAGGTATAAGAGCCGAACCAGAGTACTTTATTCCAATTCTTCCTATGGCTGTATTGGAATCTTATCAAATAGTTACAGAAGGATGGAATCATAAGACATATGGAAGAAACTTACAGGATGTATTAAAAGTAGTTATGGATTATATTAATGGTGATAGAGAATTACATACTATTGCTAATAATGTTAGTAAAAAGGGTGATGTATCTACTATTCCAATGTATTTAATATATAAGTATCCTATATCCATATCTGGTGATATTAGAATGTTTTTAGATTCTGAGTATTCATTTGGATATTATGAATATGAGTCTCTTAAAAATGTAATTCATATTACTGAATTACCAATAGGTGTTGTTACTTCTACTTATATAGAACATATAAGTAAATCGTGTGAGAAGTATATAGATAGAATAGATGATTATTCCTCTACAAACGAAATTGAAATTCATATATATCTAAAAAATAATGTATATAAATATATTTTAGATCATTATGGTAATGATGTGGTTGATCCTATAGAAGATTGTTTTAATATACGAGCATCACTTAAACCTAACTTAAATTATTACTCTTGTGATAAACGAGTAGTTGAATTTAAAAATATATATCTAGCGGATATTTTATACTGGCTACCAGTTAGGCGTGATATGTATAAAACTAGACTTATTAGAAAAGAAATTATATTAAGGTTATTAATTCTAAAAGAACAAGCTATAATTAAATATATTGATATGTCTAATGATATTAATGTATCTTCTATAGAAGATGATGAAATAGCTAAAAAGGTTTTAAAACATCATAACTTTCCAGGAATACAAGTAGGTTTATTAGTTAACCCAGGTTATACTAGTAATGATAAACTAGAATCATTGATATTAAAAGACAATGAATATGATTATATACTAGACTTAAAAGAACGGGAATTAACTAAATTAGCATTACAAAAAAGAAAAAATAATTTACAAAAACATTTATCTGAATATGATAAAGTAAATAAATTATTAAAAGAAGAACCATTTGCTGGAGCATCGTTATGGAAAGATGAAATAAATTTATTGTTAAAACATATTAATTAATTCTAAAAAGAACTCTAAAGAATTCTAAAAAGAACTCTAAAGAACTCTAAAGAACTCTAAAGAACTCTAAAGAACTCTAAAGAACTCTAAAGAACTCTAAAGAACTCTAAAGAACTC